ATGCGCCCTTCCAGACCGCCGCGTCCGCACAATCGAAACGGGATCTGGTACCTCATTCGAAAGGTGCCTAAAAAGTATCTCGACGTGGAAAAACGCACGCTGATCTACCTGAGCACGAACATCGCAGTTGCCCACGATCCGAAGGGCATCAGAGCAAAATCGGCCGTCGAAGAATTAAATTCCGGCCTCGAAGCGTACTGGGAATTGCTCCAGAATGGCCGTGAAAACGATGCAACTGCGAGATTCGAGGCAGTCCAAAAACGCGCTCGCTCGCTCCAGGTGCCGTATCAGACCAATGCGGAAATAGCTGCCGGCACGATCGACGAAATCATGAAGCGCCTGGACCTGCTTGCCACACGCAAGACGATGGAAGACCCGCAAGAGGTTGCTGCCATCATGGGTGGTGTCGAGCGTCCCGTCATTCAGCTCTCCGGACTGCTTGCCGAGTATGAGGGCATCCACAAGGCTGCCCTGCAGAAGGCAAAAAAATCCGACAACCAGATGCGGAAGTGGCGAAACCCGCGCAAGCGGGCAATCCAGTATCTGCTCGATCTCGTCGGAGACAAGCCTCTGGAACAGCTCAACCGGACTGACGCGATCCGATATCAGGATTGGTGGCAAGACCATGTCCTGAAACACGACCTGAAACTGGCGACCGCAAACAAGAGTATCGGTTTTCTGGCCAAGATGTTGAAGGACGTGAACCGGAAATATCAGCTGGGTTTGACACCGGTTTTCGTTGATCTGAGGTTTGCCGGCGCGCGGGACGGCAAGCGCCCTGCCTTTGACACCGCCCACGTACAGAACAAGATGCTTGCACCTGGTGTGCTCGACGATCTCAACGATGAAGCGCGGGCAATCGTTTGGGTGGTGGCCGAACTAGGACTGAGGCCGTCTGAGGTGGCGAACATCAGCGGCAAAAAGATATTCCTGAACGAGAAGATCCCGTTCATTAGGGTGCTGGGCGACGACAGGGAATTGAAGACCTTCGATTCCGAGCGTGATATCCCGCTCGTCGGATTTGCGCTCAAGGCGATGAGGGAGTTTCCGAACGGGTTCCCCACATACCGGGATCACGAAGACACGCTCTCCAACACCGTCAACAAATATCTGAAGAGCCGTAAGCTCCTGCCGACCGAGGAACATTCCTTTTACAGCCTGCGGCATACCTTCGAAGACCGGCTGACGGCCGTCGACCCTCCGGACAAGATCATTGCGTCCCTGATGGGGCACGCCTTTGATCGTCCAAAGTATGGGGAAGGTCCGACTCTGGAACAGAAAAAACGGTGGCTGGAAAAGATCGCGTTTCAGTTGCCCGTGCAGGCTAACTGAAAGGCCTCAAGAGTCACAGTGTTGCAAGGATGCGCCTTTATGGCGCTGGATGAGCTTTTCGACGTTGTCAGCCCAGATAGCTACGGCGGCTTCTTCCGCGCCTTCCCCGGTGATATATGGGCCGCATGCCGGACATCCGGTGAACGATTCCGCCTCTACATCAAATTGTGACGCGAGGCTGAAAGCCTTGTCCTCGATGTCGCTGACCGTATCGGCGTCTCCCTCGTAATCGAGACGAGCGCGGTAGACTGTTTCAATCGTCGCCATTTGCTGCCAGGCCTTTCTGGTTTTTAGGTTCGAAGCTTTTGCAGCCCGTTTTTCTGAAAGGAAACTGCTTCAAATTGGCCACCTTCGACCTAGCGCCGCATGTGACCCAGGCGGACAGAACGTAGCCGTCCATGTTGTCTTCGTCGTATTCAAGGTGGCGACAGTCTGAGCAGCTCTTCGACATGACAGGGCCTTTCAATTACGCGGCGCAGCGACGTTTGATTTGTTTGTCGGAAACGTCCCAAAACATAACTTCGAGAAGTATGTTCACGACGCATTGAACGTCAGTGTCTGATGACCAGTAGTCGCTGGTGATTGTGATCGGCGTGCCCTTGAGCGGGTCATTCCCGGAATGTGAGCCAAGCAGCTCATAGCCGAGTTCATCGCCCTTCTCGACCGCGGCAAAATCTCGTTCCTTCATACCGTAATCGCGGATCAGCAACTCTTTGGCCCGCTTGGCCTTCTTCTTGTAGATCCTGACGTTCATGATCTGCCGGCCTTCGTTATCACTCATCGCCAAACACGTGGCGGCGCAGGATTAGGTCGAGTTCTTCGGCCGTGACCAACATCATGTCAGGCTGATCGTCGGGGCTGGTACGGTCTGGCAATTCGCAGATGTTAGTGATGATTCCGCCAATCAAATCGGCCTTAGCCGCATCCGAAAGCCCAGAAAGGTCCGGAGCTCGTGCGTTCATGCCCGCGAAGTAGAGATTGGAAAGAATTTGCGCATCCATCCTGCCGGCACGATAAGCCGCTTCTTCTCTTGTTGATTTTTGCATCTGTTGAGCCTTTCCTCACAGTTTTGCAGAGAGTGTGCCGAGGAACACCTGGACCGGCGCGGTTTCATCGTATTCCGCGATGAACTCGCCCAACCCCTTGAGGTTCTCGTTGATCGACATGCTGTCGATCCAAGCCATGGTTGAAATCAGATGGCCGTCCTTGTCGCGGGCCTCTGCGACCCAACCGCTGGCTTCGACCTCCGAACTGGGCGTCAGGTTGATGGGGTTCGGGTCTTTCATGATTTGCCGTCCTTTCCGGGCGAGTTTGCCGACGTTGCATGTGCATCCCCAGCCCATCAGCATGTGCCAGCATTGAGGGTTCATCGCACCGCACATGGTCGGGTCTTTCTGATCATTCGAATGGAAGGGGGTTATGCTTGCGTTCTTCAGATCGATTTGATTGCTTCGATCATTGCGAGAGCGTCTTCCTTGCCGCTCACTTCAACGGTCAGGGTCAGCCCGTCGAACTCGACGTCTTCTTCGAAGAGCTCGCCGCATTCGGAACCTGCCCGGAACCGTATTGCCCGGTTCCGGCTATTGCTGATCACACCGGTCATTTCTCGATCTTCTAACTCGTCTGCCATGATTGGTTCCCTTAGTTGTCACGTTTACCGAGCGATTGACGCATGTCCGTCGGTGAAACGATTTCTCCGTTGACGGCGTGCCAGGACAGCGAACCATGCTCCCAGCGCATACGCTCGAAGTGGTCGTGAAATGTCTGCGACGGATTTTCGAGAAACAGCGGAATCAGCTCTGGATTTGCATGAAGAGCGGAAACGATAAGTCCGGCAGTCTCGCAACCTCCGACACCAGCGTTTGACGCCGTCACATCGCTAAACTCTGCGATAATTTTGATAACCTGTTCTGGCGACATGTCAGTCTGCTCCTGTTTGAGGTGCCGGGTTCCCACCGGCTGCGATATGCCCAGCGCCAAGCGCCCGTGACTGTCTCTCTGCGGCTATTTCAACCGACCGCGCGGGCCCGCTTCTCAGCGGAACTGTTCTTCGTCGAGCGCCGGCTCTACTGGAGGGGGAAACCGAGCTGACACATAATCCGTCACCCGGCAAAGCGCGACTTGGTCGAGCCCTTCATCTTTAACTCTTTCGAGAACTGCGAAGATTGCGCGCAACACGCGAAGTTCAGCGTCTTCACCTTCCCAGATTATTTCTATTGTTTTCGGGCGAAATTCATACGCTTCCGGCACATCACATTGCCTGTCGCGTTCATGATCTATCGCCGGGAAATCCGGGTAATTGAGCTTCACCCAAGAAACAGCCCCATGATTGTAGGCAGCGCCCACGGCAGAGATCAGGTCTTCGCCGAGCCCGCCGCACTTGTCGCGCAACGTTTCGATCTCCACTATTGCGTCTTGCAGATCGCGACACTCCACAGAAACGTGAAATTGGCGGTCCTCTCCGGCCCAACTCGGTACTCTATTTTTCAGTCGCTCAAGAACGTCAGTCATCACAGCCTTCCAATTCGCTGGTGTTGCGGAGAAACGTCGATCGACAACGACGAAAGAATGCGCTGGGCGCGTGACCGGCCGGAAGAACGCTCCCGGGCGGCCAAGACCTCTTGTTCCAACCGATCCATGACCGGCACATATGCGTCCCCGTGCAGCTCGACCAAATAGGCCGCCTGCATCAGCGCATGCTCCAGGTCTGGAAGGGTGTAGGTGGTCACCTGGGCGCTCCCTTCACCAGCGTCTTCTGTTGCTCAGCGAAAGCCTCAAAGGCTTCCTTGTCGCCATTGCAGCAGGAGAAGGTTGCGAGCGCTGGGCCGATCGAGCGCGTTTCATTCAGCATGAGTTGAGCAGCGCCGTATTTCATGCCGGGGAACTGGAACGAAACGACAACCTGCTGCCAGTGCCAACCGCCTTTGCCAGGGATGACGTATGCGTGGTGGCGCTCACTAAACCGGTTGCTGTCGTCCTCTACGCTGTCGTTAAAGACAGCATCAGGAAACCTTCGCCGAACAATCCCCTTGAAGGCATCTATAGCCCGTTGCTCTTCGGCCTTGCGGCGGCGCTTAATGCTATAGAACCGCCGAGCGCATCCAGTGCAGCAGAAGACTGCACCACCTTGATGGCCTATGATATCGTCAAGCGAACGGCGATTGTCATAGAGCCAGTCCTCAGAAAGGCGCTCTCCGCATTCAACGCATTCAAACCACCAGCCATGCGCGATCATTTCACTTGCTGGGATTTTCCCGTATTCGCGGTACCGGTCGGCCCACGGAGCACGGTAAACCATCAGACCACCGAGCTCGCCATCATTAAACTCACCAGCGCCCCACTTCCGGGCTTCAATATTCCGCTCTGCGAAGATGATTGCGCCAGTGTGTTCGAACGTTTCCTGGACAGAGTAGGCTTTCTCCATCAGTCCGCCCTCCTAACCGTGTTCGCCTCGGTATCCACCGACAGCGCGATCGTGAGCGGCTGCACCCAAATAGGGTCGGATGAAAGCATGAACGTCTCGCCGGTCATCGCCAGCAGCAGCGTTCGCCCCATGACGGAGGCAATCGCAGTTGCCGCATCGGGCGGTACCGCATTGCCGATCCGCTCCCGCCACGCGGAATCGGACTTGCCATCCATTTCGAAACCGGCCCATTCCTCCGGATCGAACAGAGACTGAAGAGCGGCGAGCTCAAGTGTGGTGAACGGCCGGTGCCATGTCCCGTCCAGCGCAGTGATATGCGCGACGATCTTCTGGTCTGGCTCCGGCAGACAAGCATTTTGGTCAGTTTGCAGATTTTCGCCGACCTGCGTTTCACGCGGATCAGCGACTGACCATCTACCATTGTCCCAACTATGAGAGGTCCCGATAACAGCACCGGAATACTGCGACCAGGAGACAACACCATAGTGGCCACCTGCTTGAAAATGCTTACGCCCGTCCTTGAAAGCGTCAGGCCTCGGATCAGCAACAGAGAAAGCACCCTGCCCTGTCGTGCTGCCACCAATGACGGTTCCGGCAGGTTCCTGAAACGCAGTCACCTTGTACTTGCCGCCACCCTCAAAGGAGCCACGGGCGCGCGGATCTGAAACCGCAAGTCCACCACCTGGGCCGCCGGGACCGGCAACCGCGGGAGCTGTGCCTTCGAACGGCACGATGCGGAATGTGTTGTTGAAGCGCGGCTTGCCCGGAATACGCGGGTCGGCCACGGCAAAGTTACCGTTGCTCGGCAGGCTTTCACCAGCGACGGTACCGCTGTGACTGTTCCAGTCCGCAACGCCTAAGGCACCGTTCCTGCGCGGGGTCCGTGGATCGGCGACCGCAAAGGTTCCCTGCCCGGGCGATTTCACGTTGATCACGGCACCCGTGGACTGTTCCCACTTCCTGACGCCGTATTGCTGGTTCTCCCGCGCACCAGGTGTGCGGGGATCCGCCACGGAGAAACGACCGGTACCGGGACGGGCGTTGCCGGTCACAGTGCCGGCAGTGTCCTCCCAGTCCTGGACACCCATCGTTTCCCGGTGCCAGTCGACGACAGGCCGGGGATCCGCAACGTTGAAACGTCCTGTGGTGGCCGTGGCGTTGCCTGTGATCGTCCCAGCAGGCTTGTCCCAGTCCAGCACCCCAAGCGGGCCCTGACGCCACTGTGTGTCCGGGACAATGCCGTAATCGGCGAGAACACCGTCTTCCACCTTGAGCTTGTTCAAGCTGCGCCAGTCCGCACCGGCTTCCACGAAAGCTAGCCGCACCCACGTCTTCCACTGCAATGCCGGCAGCCTGTGCATGCCGCCAATCGTCTCCGTTGACGGTACCGGGAGTTGCGACAGCACTTCGCCGACGCCACGCAGGCGCCGTTTCGGCGGCTCATAGAGGAACGGCGGCACCTTCTCCATGTGCCGTGCGACCATCAGGAAGCGTTTCCGGCTCTGTGCCAGGCCGCCGAGCTCGCCGCAGTCATGTGTGGTTTCTGCGAAGGCATAACCGAAGTGTGCAAGGATTGCCTGTATCTCGTCGAGCAGGGTCCGCCCACGTGTCGCGATGCGAGGAACGTTTTCGAACAGGAAGAACTCGACCGGATCGTCGTTGTACGCTTCCATGGCCAGCCATACCGCGCGCAGCGCCAGCTGGTTCAGCGCCTGATAGCGGGCGTGCTTGGAGGTCTTTTCCGGCAACAGGCCGGAGAACCCTTTGCAGGGAGCGGACACAAACCAGATGTGCGGCCGCTTGAAGCCCATGGCACGTTGGATGTCCTCTGGGATAGCTTCCCGCCAATCCGCCGGCGGCTTCTTCCCGTGAAACGCTTCATACTGCTCAGCGTTCATCAGATCGAGCACGGTACCTTTCACGCCGGCGAACCTTTCAAAGTCACGGATACCAGCCGGGTCGACGTCGATACCGCCGATATTCTGAAACTTCGCAGTGAGGTTGCCGACGCGCGCGTTGGCTTTCCGGAAGCCCTTTGCACCGAAGCCGGAGCCGCAGCAGAGGTGACCAACGTTGAAAATCTGTTCCATTACGGCTTTTTCCCAAGGACTTGCAGTGCCAGGCGGGCGTCACGTGATGCGGACACCAGGTCACCGGCTTCAATTTGTTTCAGAATGTTGCGGAGGTAGCTCTCGACGAACACGAGGCGTTGCTGGGCGGTTGTCATGCCGCACCCCGACTAGCCGCTATGAACTTCTGAGCCGTGTTCGGGCCCGAGTACGAGAAACTGAAGTCCCAAGAGAAAACCGTTTTCAGGTAATCCCATGTGGCTTCAGACAGCTGCGGAGCCGCCGTTTTACCGGTGACATTGACCCGTCCCATCTGAAGGTCGAGGCGCTTCGCCAATTCGGGCACGAGGTCGTAAGGATAGATTTGAGTACCCAGATCGGGACGCAGATACAGGAACTGGCTCTTTCTGTTCTCCGGCATTGGATGCCGAACCGTGAACTGCGGGTAGAACAGCTTGCAGGACCAGTTGCGATCGTAGGGCGAGGTGAAAACAACCTCATTGTTCAGAAGCCAGTCCTCGAACGGCCGATCGACACTTGAACGCATCGCATCGATGTACGCTTGCGCGTGTTGACCATCGAATGTCTTCAGGAACTTGTAGAGGCTCCAAAGGCGGTCCAAGGGGTCGCGTGCAACACCGATCTTCCTCCAGCGGTCATACCCTGCAGGAATGCCATCTGCCTCCATATGCCGATACAGGAGCATCGACTGCGGGTAACGTTCAGCCACAGCGCGGCGCAGCGCGCCGGAACCGGTACGAGGGACCAAAATGAGAACGGTTTCGATTTCGGGAATGATGATCATGCCGCCCCCCTGTCAAACTCATCGACGTTGCAGTGATGAACTTCGAAGGTGTAGGCAGCGACCCACGGGTTTACGTCCCAACCAAAGCCACGCTCCTCGTTGAGGCTGTCCCAGAGTTGTTCGAAGGCCAGGGCGTGCGACAGCGTCCCTGCCAGATCAATCCGGTGCGCATGAGAAAGCTTTTCGTCTTTCTGCCTGTCGATAGGTTCGACGCCTTCGGCCTTTGCATCGGGTTCACATATTTCTTGAACCCTTTGAGAGCGTACGTTTGTCACCTTTAAAGTGAGACGGGACGCCCAGCGCGGCATGAATATGGACGGTTGCCACGCAACACCGTTTTTCTGCATCACCTCTTTTGAGGTTCTGCTGTCATTCCCGTTGTCTGCGCGGTAGTAGACAACCTCGCCCATCCCGTCGGGGGCATTTTCCGGAAAGTGGCACCACCCCTCCCTCACCCACAGCAAATCTCCGACAGCGAACGGAATTTGCTTGGCACGCCATGCTGCGTTGCCAGGTGCGCGGATATAGTCGTCAGTCCAAGCCCCACTGAAGATGTTGTTCGGCCCGCCTTTGGTGTTGATCACTCGACGGGTCTGCGTCTTCCGGCCGGCAAGCAGTGCCTGGACCATCGGACCGGAAAAAAGGATCGGTTTAACGGGCATCCTGCCCTCCCTCGCTGAGCGCATCGATGCGCGGCATGGTGATGAAGACGACAAAGTCGGTGCGGCTTATGTGATTGGTGCCGTAGAAAGGCGTGCTCGAATCCGGGCGGAACGTTCTGAGGCGCATCCGCATGAGCTTGATCGGCGCCAGCGGGCGCGCGTAGAACCGGGGACGTGGAGCGGCTTTGCGGGAATGCCTCATGCAGAAGCCTCCCCGCCGAACAGGGGCAGCGCTTCGCCGGATACTCCCGGCTTGGTGGGTTCCGCTAGTTTCAGATCTTGAGCACGGAAATAACGTTTCGCTGCGCCTGGCGGTATCCAGCGAAGGATAGGTTCACCACGACGCTTGTCAGTCCGCCATATCACCCAACAATATGCCGTCGCAGAACTGGCATCCGGGTCCCATCTGTCGCGCACAATGGGAACGCGCTCGGCAAACACTCCAACCATTGCAGGTGGACGCGGCAGGAAAAGCTCGCGGGTGCGATCGAGGGTTTCAAGCCACCGCAGTTGAACAAACACCGCAATGCCTTGGCGTGGCTCGTGCTCAAAAGCCCTTTCCACGAACCGCTGAGGGAAATCACCGTATGGTGGATTGGTGATTATCCAGTCGAATGAACCTGCCGGATGCTGGGTACGCGGATCGATGTGCAGGAAGTCCCACGCAGAACCGTGATAGCTACCCATCCCGCGGTCGAACAGGTCCGAAGCGAACACCGTCGAAAAATACTCTGAAAGCGGGAGTGACATATGCCCCGCACCGCAGGCTGGCTCCCAAACGGATAGCGGGTTTTGACCTGCCTTCAATTCCAGGAGCTCTTCACAAAGTGCACGTGTCGCCCATGGCGGTGTAGGGTAAAAGTCCGGTGCGTTCTTGGCATCGATCCGCGTTGCCATGTGCGCGTTGTTCGAGGATGAAACCATTGCCTGTCCTCAGTGCTGCAAGAACGCGATGCGTTTCGTTGAGGTCCAGCACAGCGCACAGGTGCCGCAGGATTCCGTCTGGCCGGTCTGCGCTGGGCATATCGTGCTGTCCGCCGGTGCCTGGAGCGGGTGCTCGATCGACACGGTTGCGATGTCCACTTCAGGACAGTTGGAGAAACGGATTGCAAAGCGCGGCCAGTGTTCGGCCACGGTCCGGGCAATCTCGGCGCAGATCTGGCAACCCTTGTCGATGCGCGCAGTGAACCCGAACACATGCAGGTTCGGATGCTCTTCCAACATCTGACGCCAGAGCTGGACGTATTCGACGGAATAGAAGTCACCGACAACGTGGAGGCGGATCAACACGCCATCCGGATGCGCCCTCATGAGCATGGCCACTTCCAGGGGAAGCCAACGTTCCAACTCGGGCCCATGCTTGAAGCGTTTCGCCAGATGCATGTTGTTGCCGTAGCAGGAGCGCCAATGACGGCAGGAAACCGGACAGGTCGCCCTCTCTTCCAGCGTCAACGTGTAGATGGGCATTCCCTTGAGAGCGCCCTTCTGAACCTCACCGGAAATCTTGCGGCTGTTCTTGCCGTGGATAAGGCACCTTGGATGTTCTGCCGGGCTCACCACCGTTGTCGGATAAATGGTCCGCCGATCCGTCAGAGCGGGGTGAGCCAACGGCAGCATCGACGCAGGCTTCTCCGCGACGATCTTTGTCTCGTGCCGCTGCACGGACTTACGTGACTTGCGCCCCGCGCGCTGGGCCGGTTTGATGGCTCCGGCTTTGGTGAGGTGATTGCGCACCGTCGTAAGGGAGCAGCCCAAATCGCTGGCGATCTCGTCGAGCGTCTTGCCTGAACGGCGCATGTCACAGATTTGCTCTGTGCTGTAGCGTTGCGGCCGCCCGAGGTGAACTTCTGGATAGTCGCGCTGCAACGGCACGACGTTGGCGGAGAGGTCTGGAAGGATACGGCTCATTTTGCCTTCCTCCCCGCGATGCGCTGGGCGATCTTGCGGCTCTTCTGAATGCCCCAAGCAATGCAGAAGATACCAAGCGTCACGCAGACAGCACCGACGATGGCTGCGGCAACCTGCCAGTTGCTTCCAGCCGTGCAGACTTCGACCAGGCGGTCGGACTTTTGCAAAATCGACATCATGGTGGCCTCAATCAAAGAGGTTGCAGCGGATCGGTTCGCGGTCCGCTGTGTGGTGGATTTCGGGGGTTTGCTGATTGCCGGCGAGTTCCATCACCAGCTTCTTCTGGATGGCCTCGGCGAAGCCGTCCTGACTGCGCACCGGTATCGCGAACGAACCCGGGCCGCCGATCACGCAGTCCTCGTAGTAGTGGTCGAGGTTCAGCATGGCTTGCCACGTGTTCTTGTTGGACTTCATCATCAGCGGCAGCCCGTTGATGATGAGCCCGCCCGACACCATCCGGTCCCGCATTTCAGTCACGGAGCCGCCCTGATTGTTCGGGCCATCGCCAGAGATATCGACGACTGAACGCAAGCCCTCGTACCGGTTGCTCTTGATGAGGAACGCGGCCTTTTGCATTGCGCTGGCGATCGACGTCCGCTGGACCTGTCGCAATGGCGCGTTTGCGATTTGCTGGGCAAAGTGAGAAGCGGAGGCCTTGTCTTGGATCACAGTCCAATCGGCGACGATGAAATGCTCGTCGACACCACCCCATTCCATGTAGGTGATAGCGACCCGACCAATGGGCCCGACGTGAACCGCGTCGATGAATGCCTGCGATGTCAGAGCAGCGACGTAACCGGCGCGCTGAACCTCTTGCTCTTCAGTGTCCATGGACTGGCTGATATCGACGGCAAGGACGAGCTCTACATCCACCTCGTTTGCAGGGTCATAGGACGCGGAGGTCAACAGCAGCGCGGAAAGCAGGAGCTGTTTCATACCGAGCCCCCTTCGGAGAAATCAAACCCGGCAGGAATCCCAGACATTGGGGGCGGAACGGGTTCCTGCCGGGTAACACCGGGGTCGACCACAAACCCCGGCTTCTTTTTGCTGGCGTCGAAAATTTCGAGCCACCAGCGAATGAGCGTTGCCTCATAGTCGGATGACCAGGTCGGCGACGGCTTCTTGTTTTTCAGTTGGTGTTCAATCCACCACAGCTGACGGTCCGGCTCTGCAAGGTACTGCAGCATCCGGAATGCATCGGCGAGCCTGAGGCTTGTGGAAGGGGCGCAGAGGGCATTCCCTACGGGAGGGGTGTCATGCGGCCAGACAAATGAAGCCGGTTCCAAGGTATCGAAGGCTGCAAGAACCTCATCGACGGTCCAACAGGTTGCAATGATCATCACAGCACCTCACCGAACCAGATTGTGAAAGCAGGTGTCAGCGGAGTGCCGTTCCAAACACGCATCCATTGCGGAGCTCGTGGAGAAAGCATTCAGTCCGGTGGCGCCGATCAGGACGACAGCCAGGACAAGGCCGAAAGGCAGCAGGTGGTTCATAGGTAGATCCCCAATCTCTTCGGGCTCCAACTATATCCACTATTTCGGTTACTGCAATAAAATATCCACTATCGTGTTCACATGCGGTGCGCACGAAACTGAACTCCCATCCGCCAAAGAGAACGGATTGGGCCTAATAATCAGCGTTTTAAGGGGAATTTGAAGAACGAATCTGCATGCGCAAATGCAATAAAAAATGCACGCATTTTGTGTTCAAAAATGTATTTGCTGTAAGCGTTGAAAACGCCGATCGCGCTTCACACTCGCCAATAATCGCAATAATGGTATGTTCCTAGAGTTGAACTCCGGGAGCATTTTCATTGTCCATTTTCAACGTATCCGAGTTTTCGCTGATGCGTGCTGTTCACGAGCTGGTCACCAAGGTCGAGGCGATCGACAATTTAGAGGTGCGCTTTTCAAGGAGCGTTGCAGAACTCAAGCAATGCGCCATTCAGTCAGGGAAAAAGAACATTGTAGGTGAGCACTTCGCCCAGGAGCTGAACACGCTCCCACCGAGCCAGGTGCTCTGGATCGGTGTCTTCGACAGCGAAGACAACTGCATTGCAACCTGCGCTTCCAAGTTTGAAGATTTTCGCGGCTGGTCGCTACAGCAACAGATCATCGCCTACTTTGAGCGCGTCTTCCGCACAGCGGACAATAAGCCGGTCCAGCTCGAGCATAGCGCAGCTGAGTATGCGGGAGTGGTATGTGGCAAGACTGTCTATATCGGCGAAGGCCACGTCAAACCGGAATACCGGTCACACAACATCCTCGGCTTGATACAGCGTGCGCTGATCCTTCAAGCGCACTTCCATTGGCGCCCGGACCTTGTCTATGGGTTCATGCGCCCAGACAAGATCCGGAAACGATATCACCTAAACTGGGGGTATACGTTGGCACTACCAGCCTTGCTGCACTGGAGAACCCCGCCGGCCGACGCATCGCTGCATAATCTCTACTTTGTTGCTGTCGGTCCTGAGGGGATTGCTCGCCTCGCTGCGGATCCACTGCTGGCTGGATGGAGCCGACCTTCCGGGAATAGCAAGCAAGGAACACCGCTCCCTGCCCCGTCATCAGAGGCACAATGAGCCGCTGATACTTGAGGTCGACCAACTCCCCGGACCAATGCCGGATCCTGGACGACACCAGGTCGAACACTGGCGCAAAGCACCGGGTGGCCACCTCGTAGCCGCGGCCGACCATTTCCCGATAGTCGTCATCAAAGGTCTGGCGTGCGTTCTGCGCGCTGTCTGCCCAGCCGTCCTGCAGCAACGTATTTGCCAGGGCGTCATTGCCGGTTAGCAGCAAGTCGGGGACATCCCCGGCTTTCGCGTTTCCTTTGAACAGAACTGTGTGCGGTGACAGGCTGACAAACTCATCCGTCACGGCACCATTGCTTGCCTTCCAGATTTCCAGCATCCGACGCGCGGTATCATCTGAAAAGCCCTTTTCGATGTCCTCGACATCGAGCGAATAGACGAATTGCTTGGTCATTGTTTTAACTGGATGGATTCGAGGGCCCACGCGACAAACGGGTCGAACTGTTCGAAGAACTGATCAATCTGGGTACCCGTCAGCATTTCGGGGTGTCTGTGCCCGAACAGCTTCTCGCAAACCTCTGGTGCAAATCTATAAACGTCAGCATTTTCGGCGGCTTGCAGTGTCTCACGAAGTTTTTCTTCCTGCGAAAGACGTTCTACTCCCGCGTACAATTCGCGAAATCTGCTGGTATCAACTTCCTGCTTCACTCTGGAGCCCCCCGGTTGCTGGAACCGATCACCGGAACCAACGAAAGGTGGATTTTGGGAAAGCGACCGTCACACGAGCGTGAATCGTCACACCGGCGTGAAACGAGGTTTCAGTCGTCGTCGACGTCGTCGAGGGAGGACCGCTTTTCGGCGAGCTTCTCCGCATAGATCACATTGACCATTTTCGCGAAGGAAAGGCGTGGACCGACGCCACGCAGAAGCTCCCACTCGATATCCCGAGCTTCGCGATAGGCTTCCATGAAGAGCTCTTCCTCACCGACACCCACGCCATCGTTCATTGAGCTTGCAAGTTCTGAAATGGTGGCCGGCGAACTCTGACCGGAATGCTCTCCCAGCAACAGCCAGGCGAGATCTACACCGAATTTTTCTGCATACGTTTGAGCAACGTCTTCCCTGAAATCACGACTGCCGTTCTCGTGCGTCGTGTAGGTACTGATGCTGACCTCAAGAGCCTTGGCCGCTTGTGCCGCTGAACGGTACCCAGCGTCAATTCTCGCCTTTTTCAACCGTTCACATTTGCTTCGAGGTGGTGGTGCAGATTTGCTCATTTCCACGTTTTCTGGTTGCAATTGTTCACAAGAATGTACCATGGCGCTAGATTCTCTCTTTAATGGTATTGACGGAGATAAACACGTAACGTAAGTATTTTACAGATGCAAATACAAATTGTGCTTATCAGAGAGCCTAGACAAGACAACTAAAGCACCACGAGGCGCAAATGGGAACGCTGCGGAACGACAGGACGAAAGAAAATAGAAGCTCCCAGCATTCTGCGGACGGAGCCACACTGGAAGAAGCGCGCATTTTCTACGATGCAATGAGAGAATTGACGCCGGAAGGACGCAAGCGCGCCCTTGCCATGGCACAGAGGCAATTACTGGTTCAGCGCTGAGAGAGAGCGGACCAATTTCAAAAAGTCTTTTCGGCCATCTTCGGACAAGCTGCTGAAAATCTTCAGCATTTCTTCGCTTTCATCGTCCATTTCGACGCCGTACAAAAGCCATAAAACAGAGATTTTCAACTCGTCGCATAGCGAGACGAGATTGGAAAGTGACGGCTGCTTGTCCTCACGCAATAGCGTGTTGATGTAGCCAGGCGCCCTACCGATGGCCAAGGAAACATTGCGCGCACTGCGGTCGCTTTGTTCCAATGCCGCCTCGAGGCGATTTCTCCAAGAGTTATCCACCATGGGGGATAATATACATACACCTAAAAGTTTTGTCACATCCCTTTTAGCGGTTGTTGACGTATCCACTATATCGGATATACGATGTCGCCGTTATGAGACATCGACGCCTCCTCAAACAGATCGATAAATTTATCGAGGAAACCGGAATGGGCCCGTCCTATTTCGGTCGCCTTGCTGGTGCTGGCACGGAGCTTATCCCTCGCCTGCGCGCCGGCAAGGACATTCACACGGCGACTGAGCTGAAAATCAAAAAGTTCATGCGGTACTACCGCCGCCATGGTGAAGCCCCGCCATGGGCGCGCAACAAGATGCGTGCCCGGGCAGCAAAGGCGCGTGCCGCCAGACCCACACCAACGGAAGCCGGAGGTGAAGGCGATGCGGCAGCAGCGGAATGACGACGATATTCAGCTACATGACGTCACCTATCATGCAGTGACCCGATACGTGCAGCGTGTCGCTGGTCATGAGCTTGATGAAAGCGGTTCTCCGATGGAGTGCGCGGAGCGTCATGCTGCAGCAATTGGAATGTCGATCGACGATATCAGGCGCATCATTCTTTGCCCTGAAGTTCGCGCGGCGATCTCCCTTGGCGTGTCCAGGGTGAAGACGGCTGAGTTCGCTGCGCGGGTTACCAAGGACGGGCTCGTCGTAACCGTGCTCCCGCCCAATCAGAAGCCTTGCCGCCGAAAACTCAAAATCCCATCGCGCAATGAAAGCAGAAAGCAAATCCTAGCCTACCAGCGCAAGAAAAAGCGCTCACCAAAGCGCAAAGGGCGTGCCTGATGCCAGTTGTGACGCGCAAGCGGACCAGTGAGTTCGCTATCATCCCGAACGAGGTCGCCGAGGACAACAACCTGTCTTTCGATGCGCGCGGCCTGCTTTGCTATCTGCTCGCCAAACCGGACAACTGGAAGGTCCAGGTCCAGAACATCCAGAAGGCCGGAAATATCGGCCGAGACAAGTCCTATCGACTGCTCAATGAGCTGATCAACGCAGGCTATGTTGAAAAGCAAATCTCAAGGGATCAGCTGGGACGGATCTGCGACACAGATTATATCGTGTACGACTGTGCCGTACCCGCCAGATTACCTATTCCTGAAAATCCGGAAGTGGACATACCACTTACTGAAAATCCGGAAACGGATGATCCACTTCCTGAAAACACCACTTCCGGCTTATCCGTATCCGGTTCAGCCGGATCCGGAAAACAAGGACGTATAAATAAGAAAGAAGGGATAATAAAAACCCAATCCCCCTTACCCCCAGACGACGAGCTCGAAAACCAGTTCGAGGCCATCAAAGGCCAATGGCCGAAAAAGCATTTGCCACGGGACATCGAGGCGGCACGGAGAGCATTCCAGAAGCTCAACACCGTGGACCGGCAGAAGGCTCTTGAGCACTTCAAACATTTTCTGGCCCTGAAACACTCCACCCACAAGCCACCCCTCATGATCCAGTATTTCCGGGAAAAGGGATGGGTGACGTTCGTCGAAGATCCACCCGTCGTCGAAGACGGTTACTTCCTGATCAAACCCTATCGTCCCGAGTGGTCGGACTGGCTCCAGCACATCGAGGACACCAAAGGGCCCGCAGATGCGGAACGGACAAGGCGCAAAGGTGTCCTGCTCGCAAAGCGGCGCTGGCCTGAGCCATCTCCCCCCACCCGTCAACTCGAGCTCGCTGTTTCCAACGGCTGAAAGGCAAAACGATGTCTGAGCAGACCCGCGCTACCGTCCAGATCAACGACGGCAAGCCACTCTCCCTGGAGGCAGTGGAGAAATTCATGAAGAAGTCCCACAGAAAGCAGGACACCAACACGATGGAAATGTACTCGGCCAAGGAAGCCGGCGGCGATGTCGCTGCCGACCAGCTCCGTTCCATCGTCGAACGCATCGAGCGCCTGGAGGAGGAGAAGAAAGTCCTCTCCGACGACATCAAGGACGTTTACGCCGAGGCTAAGGGCAACGGATTCGACGTCAAGATCCTCCGGAAGGTGATTTCCCTTCGCAAAAAACAGCCGCATGAGCGTGAAGAGGAAGAGGCAGTTCTCGACCTGTACCTGCACGCTTTGGGCATGACAGGAGGCGTTTAAGCCATGTCTAGCGAGTGGGAAGAGCTCCAGCCGCCTGCGAAGCACTACGGGGGCGCCGAAAAGCCCCCGGTGCGTTTCAGCCTCACGAAGGCAAACGGAACCCAGTTTCGTGGTCGCATCCTGATCATGCAGGATCTCATCGACCAGCTCGGTGATGACGTGAAACGTGTGACTGTGCGTCTCGGTACCGGCGAACTGACGCACCAGCTTCGCATCGATGCGAACCCAGATGGCAAATTTGAACTCAGCAATGCCGGCGGTGCAGGCAGGAAGAAGAGCCAGACCGGCGTGAAGCGCGTTGTTCTGCCCTTCATCGAGAAGTGGCCGCGTATCAAAATCGAGGTGCGCGAGGTGAAATGGGCAATTCGAGCAATCGCCGGGAAGAACGTCTTGATCATCGACCTCCCCGTCGAGATTTGGAGCCCGCAAGATCGGGCCCGGGCTGAACGGAGGGCTCTGGCGTGACAAAACGTGACATCATTGATGCTCTCCAAAAAGATCAGCTGAATGCCCTCATGCCCTGTGAATGCCTGTCACCGGACGTGATGTGGATGCAGGACATGCACGGCAATGAGCACAAGATTTGCAGGAAATGCGACAGTCCGATCCGTGATAATTTCGGGAAGAACATGAGCACAGACCCCGCTTACCAAAGGCAGATGAACGAGGAAGCGAAACAGCGCCTTGATGCAGTCGGACCTGGTGTGTTCTGCAAATGCGAGCAGCCCCTGTACGAAGACTTCGGTCGACAGTGCAAACGATGCGGTTGTCGAATCCGTGGTGAGCGGACTGATGCGAGCGCTATCCCGGTGAACATCGTCGACCCGGTGATGTTGCAGATGTCGCTTGAAATATCCGTGCGCAACGCTGTCTCGAAGCACGTACAGGACGTGGCCGACAAAGCCTGCGCAGACCTCAGAAAGCGCATCTGCGCGCAGGCCGACGCCTTCGCTCTCAGCATCCTCCAGCAGTACGATGTCAGAAGCAAAGACGATCGCGTCGTCATCACCGTCAACAAAGCGGCAGAGCCGAAGGGGGCGAAGTCATGAGGTTTCACGGCACACAAGAGCAGCTGCTCAACGCATTGCATGAAACGACAGCACGTTACCCTGGGCAGATCGGCGTGATAGCTGAAGCAGCCGCGGAGACAATCCTGCGTTATCAACAGGAGCGCGACAAGAAGCGCGTTTGGGACATCAAAGCCGTGCTTATCGCAGAGGCGCTAAGCCGACTGAACGAGCTCGGTAACCTGCAATTCGCTGTCGATATCCCAGCGGGCACAGCCTATGGGGCTGAGCAAATACCTGCCCACATTAGGGAACAGGTTCACAACTTGCTCCCATGGATCAAGAGCTTCGAGGCAACGCGGGGTGCTGTCTGCGTCTTCTACGAGAGCGATAATGGCATTCCCCTGTTTTACATCCTGAGCGTCTATGCTCAGTCCGACGTGCAGGTGGAGACTGAATAATGCTGTCCCGCCGCCAGTTTCTTCAAGGAACAGCGATTGCTGCGGTGTCGGCGGCTGTTCCTTCTGCGCCCGCAGGACCCGTCTACGTGACTGGTTTCGATGTAGCCAGAACAGGTGGCGACATGACTGGTATCGCAGTCGTACGCCTGTATCCGTATCAGGTGGAAATGCTACGATGGATTGAGCGCACCGAGGACAACCACCTCATGATCAACAAGCGGCAAAGGTCGAAAGCGCAGATTCCTCATTCGAGGTGGGTGACGCTGAGAGACACGAGCAACAGGCAGTGGGAGCTGCTATGGTCGGAAATCACTGCCTGCCTACAACGCCCTGATAAGCCGGACGGGCTCGAGTCCTTTCTCGAGGAAATGGGAATGACGGACCGCTGATGGCAAAGCTTACCGGCAAGAAGCGCCTTTTCGCACATGAATACCTGGTCGACCTGAACGGCACGCAAGCCGCGATCCGCGCTGGCTATGCACCAACCCGGGCCCGCCAAACCGCGAGCGAGCTGCTTGACCCAAAGAAGAACCCGGAAGTCGTCGCATTGATAGCTCAGCTTCAGGAACAACGTCTCAGCCTGGTCGACCTGTCCGCCGAATCCGTTCTGCGTGATCTCAACGAGTATCTGAAGGCCGACCTGAAACAGGTCTACGACGAACGGAATTGCATCAAGCCTATCCATGAGTGGCCGACGTTCTTCTCGAGGCTCGGGGTTCTCAGCGTGGAATCCAAAGAGCTGTTCGAAACGATCGACAAAAAGAAGGAACTGGTTGGCTATATCACGAAGGTGAAATGGGAGACGCGCGCGAAAATCCTCGAGCTCGTCGGCAAGCACGTCAACGTGAACGCTTTCCGCGATGCAGATAAGGATGACGTCGCCGCCCCGCTCATCGAGTTGTATACTCAATTGACCGGCCGATCGTTCAAGCCGGTTGAAGAAGCACCGGGCTTGGCGAAGATCATTCCGCCCGGTATTGCTCAAAAGAAAACAGCCGCGCCCATGGCGATACGGCCGAAAGAAGACTGACCCAACCACTTGAGCGCAGGACGTGCTCTCCGATGGCCTTGCGGCCAGGAGAACTCGTGCCGTGCATCCGCCTATCAGCCAGCTGAAAGATGCGATACAGCTGCTTGAAGCGCTGAAGGACCCGCAGTGGCGGCTGCGCAACCTCTATTACATCAAAGACAAAAACGGCAAGACGGTCCTCTTCGAGCCTAACGAGGTGCAGGAGGAGTTTCTCGAGAAACTGTGGTTCCGGAATGTCGTGCCGAAAGCACGCCAGCGCGGGTTCTCGACGCTGGTCCAGCTGCTCATGCTCGACACATGCCTGTTCGTCCCCGACACCGAAGCCGCCATCATTGCGCAGGACAAGGACACCGCGAAGAAGATCCGCGACCTGAAGATCAAATTCGCATGGGACAAGCTGCCGGCAGTAGTGCGAGCCATGGTGCCGTTGACCACCGACAACGTCACCGAGCTGAAATGGGCAAACGGATCTCGCATGACGGTGTCGTCGTCAGTCCGTGGTGGCACGATCAGTTTCCTGCATGTCTCGGAATACGGAATCGTCTGCCTGAAAGACCCGCTCAAGGCGCAGGAAATTCAGGAGGGTTCGTTTCCAGCGGTACCGGAGACAGGCATTGCCGTCATCGAGAGCACGGTGGAAAGCCCGTATGGCCTGTTCTCGGACATGGTTCGGTTTGCTCGGTCACAGTCTGAACAGGGTTCAAAGCTCACACGCCTCGATTACAAGCTGCACTTCGCGTCCTGGTGGGACAGCAAGGAATACAGCATCGATCCAGAAGGCATTCCCATATCCCCGCAGGACAACGCCTATTTCGAGCGGGTCGAAGCGGCGATCAAACGGGAAATCTCACCCGGGCACCGCGCCTGGTACGTCAAAATGCGTGACGGAACGTTCGGCGGTGAGAATGAAAAGATGTGGCGGCAGTACCTGACCGGTGAGTTCAACACTGGCCTGGACAACATCGCGATTACGGCACAGCGAACCCAGTTCAAAGCACGGCCGCGCACCAAAGCCAGCTACTTCTGATCGTTGCTTGCAGAGGCCGTCGCAGCTATAGTGCGGTCAAATCTCAACGAAGCGCAGGACGTGCTTGACCCGTAAGGGGAAAGCCGCCCAATGCCAGCTTCGACCTACTCCGGAAACGCGCTTCTCAATCTGCTCCTGCGCGGTGTCGCATTCTCGGCGCCGGCGCGGGTCTACCTGTCTCTGCACACTGCCGATCCCGGACTGACAGGCGCGAACGAGGTATCGACCGGCGACTGGCCGGCATATGCCCGACAGGATCCCGCGCAAGGTGCCGCCGTTGGCACTGGTTTCGGTGCGGCTGCCGCCAAAGCTACCGACAACGCCAAGGAAATCCTCTTTCCTGCGCACAACGGCGGATCGAACATCACCGTCACCCATTTCGGTATCTGGGATGCTTCGACCGCCGGCAACCTGCTTTGGTATGGCGCGCTGACCGCATCGAAAACCCTGTTCCCGACCGATGAAGCTGTTTGGAAGATCGGCGAGCTCGATCTGTCGGTGACCTGACCATGTTCTCCCGTGGCGCTCTCAACGGATCTGAATTGAACGCTCAGCCGGTCAACGGCGGCAGCATCGTGCTTGATGTTGCAGCCGCTGATGCGATTGTGCTTGCGCATTCGGCCCCGCTGGTTCGCAAAGCATTTGCCAGTGCCACCGACCAGATCAGCCTCGGTTCTTCTGCCACGCTTGTGCGGCGGGCGCTTCCGGCCGCCGCCGCTGCGATTGTGTTCAACCACGACGCCACACTGGTGCGGCGAGCCCTGGCGGAAGCGACGTCCTCGATCGAGCTCAATGGCTCCGGTACGCTCTTCTGGCGTTTCAGGCAAGCCGCGCCGCACTCACGGACTGCCGCGCTCCATGCGGATCGCCGTTCAACTCAGATCCCAGATGAACGCCGCCGCGTCGACGTGCCAGCACAGCCGGACGCAGACATATCCTCTGACCGCAGGAGCGTGGCGTGAGCAGAGCCATTTTCGAAAAAGACCCCGACGAGCGGCTGGACTTCGATTTCGACTTCTACCGCTGGCTACCCGATGGAGACAGCCTTGTCTCAGCCGTCGCGACGATCGGTACCGGCCTCACTGCCGTCGCCGATCAAACCGACGTCTCGAGCACGGCCGTGAAGGTCTGGGTCAGCGGCGGTACCGCCGGCGAAAGCAGCACCCTCACCGTTCGGGCCACCACCGATCAAGGCCGCATCAAAGAACACTGCGCCAAGCTGAAAATAAGGAACTGCTGATATGGGCGTGAAGCTTAGCAACAACGCGACAAGCACCCTGGCATCCAGCATCACCAACGTCGCGACCTCCTTGTCGGTTCAGTCTGGTGACGCCGCACTGTTCCCTTCCTTGTCGACGGATGAATGGTTCCCGATCACGGTCATCGATTCCAGCGGCAACATAGAAGTCATGCGTGTTACCGCCCGGACAGGGGCGGTGCTAACTGTCACGCGCGGACAGGAAGGTACGACAGCACAAGCGTTCAATGCAGGTTCTCGTGTCGATTTGCGCCTCACTGCTGGCGGCGCGCTCAGCATTCCGGAAGCTGCCGTAACCGATGCAACTGCCAAAACAGTGCCAGCAGACGCTGATTTGATCGGTTTTGTCGACAGCGCTGCAAACTTTGTTATGAAGAAGGTGACATGGCAGACGCTAAAAAATGCGGTTTTGACAGATGCAATTGCAAATGCTGCGAGCAAAGCTACTCCCGTAGACGCAGATCTGTTCGGACTGCTCGACAGCGCTGCAAGCAACGCGCTGAAAAAAATGACGTGGGCCGCGCTTAAGGAAACACTCGAGGAAAGTTTTTATCCAAAGTCGACGACTGTCTCTGGTCCACGCAACAAGATCATCAACCCGGGCGGTGTCTACATTACGCGCGGCAGCATCGCAATACCTGCGGCCTCGTCTGCCTATGTCTTTGACAGATTTCTGGTAACAAACGGCACCAACCAAACCGTGACTGTGTCTCAAGTGCAGCTCGGGTTGAACGCTGCATTTGCGGCCGGTGGCGAGCGGTTCGTAATGCGCTATGCCTTCAGTTCCGCACCGACTTCTGGAACGCTCAGGATTGAACAGCGCATTGAAGATGTGACTTCCATCAAGGCGGGTGACTGGACCCTTACAGCCTGGATGTCTGGCCCAAGCGGGTCTGAAACCTTGACCGGAGAAGCCGTTCAACATTTTGGCACCGGAGGTTCTCCATCAAGCGATGTGACGACTGCGATGACGTTTGCCGGTGACAGCCCGACAACGATATATGATGCGTCGACCAACCGTCGTTGCTGGGGGGTTACCATTCCCTCGATGAGTGCAAAGGTTCTTGGAACCGACAACAATGACTATTTGGCTGCTGCCATGGTTCTCACGCCTCGGCAAAGCGGAAACTATGACATCACTTGGGTTTCGTTTGTTCAAGGCGATGCATCAAACGAATACGATCCGAACGGGAATTACGACAAGAACTCTGACTTTCCAAGAAATCAAAGGTTTGCGCGTCTCGCCGGCGGCGGGTGTGGTGGAGCTTTTGTATCTGCAAACGCATTCCAACTTGGTATTCCGGCTACAGGAATGAGAGCTGTACCAACACCGTCACTTACGACAACTTCGCCTGTCGTTTATCAAATCTCTACTGCGACAAGAACAGGTAGCGGTTCAACAATAAGTGTAAATAATAATCTGGCAGTAAATAACGTCTCCATTACAATTAACGGGTTTAGTTCAGCGACTGCCGCAACGCCTGGACTACTTCGGGATGATGTAATTCTCCTAAGCGCGGAGCTTTGAAAATGACTGTGTCCTATTACAATCAATATTCGGATCCGGACAACCAGTCATTCAAGGTGTACCACGACAACGGAGACATCGAAGGACCGTACGCTGCTGTTCCCGGCAACCCCGATTTCACTCACTTCGTGCGCCAGAACAACGGCAAACCGGCAGAAGCTGATCAACCGATCATTCCGTTTGTCGCGCCTCCGAAGGAAGGCAGCGACGTGAATGATGAACGCGACCGTCGTATTCTTGCCGGTACCGTCATCACCGTGACAGGTTACGGCAACATCCCGGTGACGGGAACGAAGGACGACAAGGACGTTTTTCTTGCCCGCCGCATGATCGCGGCTGAAGTCGCAGCAAATGGCGTCACCACGCCGGTATTTGTTTTCCGCGATAGGGAGAACGCCATCCACAACCTGACTCCATCACAAATGGTCGAGTTGGCGGACAAGGGTTTCTCGTGGATCGAAGCGATGATGGTGCGGTCCTGGGAAATGAAGGATGGTACCGGGGCTTACGCCTATGTCGATGAGGAAAACGCCGGCGGTATCCCTGACGATCTCGACAATGACAGCCATTGGCCGACACCGGCGTAGGCAGGGCTAAAAGGTGAAATATGGGCGCCATCAAACTCACTGCCTTCACTGGTGAACAGCCACTTATTCAACCGCGCCTCCTGCCTGACACGGCAGCACAGAGCGCGGTTGACGTGCGACTGAATGATGGCGCCCTGACTGCAATGCGCTCGCCCGTGCAAACGGCAAACGCCGGAGCGGTAGACCACAAGACGATCATCAAGTTCGATGGCGACTGGCTATCCTTCGCGAACGAAGTACATGCAGCGCCTGGCCCGGTAGCGGATGACCGGCTTTATTATACAGGCGATGGCGCCCCCAAAATGCGTGTCGACGACACCGTTTATCCGCTCGCTCTTGCACCACCGTCCACCGCACTTTCCACGGCAACGTCGGGAAGTGGTACAGGGGCCGTGCAAACCCGGATCTACGTCTATACGTGGGTCACTGACTTTGGCGAGGAATCGGAACCGTCTCCGGCGAGCGGAGAAGTTGACTGGCAGTCCGGTATCACCGTGACCTTGAGCGGGTTCGAAGCGACACCGACCGGCCGAAACATTACGAAGCAGCGCATTTACCGTTCCCAGACCGGTGACGTTGGTACCTACTTCTATTTTGTAGCTGAACGCGCAGCTTCGACCAGCGACTTCGCCGACAACGTCGCCATTGATGGGTTCAATGAGCCGCTTCCATCCGCAAACTGGAATGCGCCTCCTGATGGCCTGTCCGGCCTCACCACTCTGCCCAACGGCATCATGGCGGCATTCGTCGGACGTGACCTCTATTTCAGTGAACCGTGGCGGCCGCATGCCTGGCCGGAAAAGTACGTTCTGACGACTGACTATCCGATCGTTGCCCTCGGCGCGGTCGGTAGTGTCCTGATCGTCATGACGTCCGGATTGCCGTATGTGGTGCAGGGTTCACATCCCTCATCGATGCGCATGGACAAGATCGAGCAGAACCTGCCCTGCATCAACTCCAGGGCCGTCGTCGACCTCGGTTATGCCATTGCCTATCCGTCGAGCGATGGGCTTGTTGTGATCGCCGGCGATGGCCAAGCGCGTTTGGTAACGGTCAATCTGTTCGATCGAGACAGCTGGCAAGCGCTTTCGCCACAAACCGCGATCGCGGGGCAGATGTTCGGCCGCTATGTCATGTTCTACGACACGACGGACAGCCAGAACAAAATCGTTGCCGGCGCGATCTTCATCGAGGTCAGCGGAACGCCGTTCCTTCTCCGGTCCAGTGCCCGGGCGACGGCGGTCTGGTACGATCTGGAAACCAGCAAGCTCTATTACCTCGGTTACGGTACCGACGACATTCTCGAGCTTGACCCGCCGACAGGTGCGCGTGCGATTTATTACTGGCGATCGAAAGAGTTTGCGATGCAGGCGCCAACGAACTTTGGCGTCATCCAGGTCGATGCGGCAAACGCATTGTCGCCGGCAGAGGTCGCCATGATCGATGCGGAGATCGCAGCTGTTCAGGCAGCGAACGAAGCCCTCATCGCTGCGGGCTCGCTCAACGGCGAAATCAACTCGCACGAAATGAACGCCTATGCGCTTGGAGGCGATATTCTCGCACCTCTGCCAAAGCAGGCCACCGGTATAGAGGTATCGGTGTTCGCCGATGGCAACGTGGTGAAGACTGTGAACGTCGCGAACAAGCCGGTTCGGCTGCCCTCAGGGTTCAAGGCGCGGAAATGGGAAGTTTCTGCCCAGGGGCGATCGAGCATTGAGCAGATTGTCATCGCCCACACGATGGCGGATCTGATGCAGGTGGTAGGATGAACGATCTTGAGTTGAGACGCCTTACCGAGAATGTTGAGCGACTGGCCGGTGAACTCCCGAAGAACCAGGAGGAAGCCGCCGTCCTGATCAAGGATCTCGCGGCTATCTTCCAGCTGAACGAGAAGCTGCAGTCGGCAGCAGCTGCCGGCAGCACGCCGACCAAGGCGGAGTTTGATGCTCTTGTCGACGACGTCGCGATGATCCACCGGCGGCTCTACGCTATGATGCTTGCATTGCAGGCCCGGGTTATCTGACGATCAGAACCAACCACCGGTCCTGAAGGGCCCGGGCTCAAGTAGATGGATGAAATACACCATCGTCACAAGCACCCCCACAACCCCACTCGCTGCTACGAAAAGACCAAGAACGACCAATTCCCGCAGTTGCCTGATACGCTCTTCTGCCTGCTCGCGGCGGCGATCCAAGTAGGCTTTCTCAGCGCGCCACCTACGCTCAACGAAGTCACTGTCCAACGATTTCCCGTGAACGGCAGCGCCGTTGTAATAGGGCTCAGGGCAGGCCGGGGGGAGCGGACACATCCTACCCATTGGCTTGGGCCCGTTCGTCCAGCATGCGCGAAACCTCCGGACCAACCACGCTCCAATCGACAACCGGCCGATTGAACCTCGCGGAAGTGATCAGTGGGCAACCGAAGGCGGCATCGTCGATATAGACCTGCCCGTAGGCTTTCGGGCTCTGCGTCCAGGCAACCTGATCCGGATTGCGGTTAATGCCATAGAGCTGGATCCCGTTCCGCTCCAGGTAGAACTGCGCATCGTCGAGGTGGAAGCCGTCGCGCATGGTGAACAGGATCAGTTTGCCGCCTTTGCTCATCCACTCTTTCATGAACTCGAGCGCATAAGGCACAGGCTCGCCAATTTCCGGGTACTTGTGATCGACGATCGTGCCGTCGAAGTCGATGCAGATATGCATTCCCGTCTCCATAGCTGATACAAGTATCCACTATAGTGACCATTTTTGATTGTATCCATCCCTCTTTGCGGTTACCGTTCAAAGATCAGCATCCTCCTCCCAGCTGATGAAAGGCCCCGGCAGGCATCCTCCTCCCAGCTTGACCGGGGCCGCCACCCTCAGGAGCCGGTCCAATGGGAAACACCGTCAACCTCTTCGCCTACTATCAGATACGCAATTCAAACGCCTCCCATATGGACGCGATGGCAGACAGCGTGATGGTGCAATACCCAGCCACCCACATAGGGCGCGGCATCGACCTGATAACAGGTGAGCGCGATATTCAGTGGCGGGTCTTTTCCACTTATGCGGACCAAGCGAAGAAGGATCTGGAGGCTGCAGGATTCCGCGTGTCGGTATCCTCTCACGTAAGCCCGGAAGCGTTCGAGCGATCCGGCATCGAGCAGCCTTCCGACCAAGTCGCAGAGGACGAACAGTAAGACCGATGGCCTCGACCTTCGAATATCATCCGCAGCCCACGTTGATCACATGGGCTGAAACCAAGATGCGGGAAACCTACCCCGGGTTCGTGTTCGCCCGTGACGCTCGAGCAATCGGCCATGCCAGAGACGGAGAACTCGTGGCTGTGGTCGTTTACGATCGATGGAGCGAAAACGACTGCATGGTGCATGTCGTCTCCGATGGCTCTCGCAGCTGGATGACCAGAAGCTTTGCCGTTGTCGCAATGGCCTATCCATTCCGGCAGCTCGGTTTCACCCGCATCACGGCAATGGTTTCCGAGCTCAATGAGGAAAGCCTGCGTTTCAGTCAAAGGTTCGGCTGGCGCTTGGAGGGGTATCTCCGCAAAGCTGGGCCAAAAGGGGAAGGATTGCTTCTCTTTGGCATGCTGAAATCGGAATGCCGGTGGCTCCCCGAAGCCGCCGAAACCTTCCGCTCGGACGAAATCTCTGGTATTGAAGGATGGCAACGAGCGCAGGACGTGCTCTCCCGTAGTAGGAGAACGTCCAATGGGCAAGTCAGCGCCATCCGCGCCGGATCCGGATCCGAATATCGGCCGCGCCGCACTCAAGCAGGCTGAAACCGGTGAAGACTGGCTCAAGTTCACGCAAGACGCCTTCAAGGTATCCACCAAACGCCAGGCCGAGCTCGACAAGCTCACCAAGCAGGTCACCGACAGGCAGCTGAAACTTTCCGAACAACAGGTTGGGCTCGCCAAACAGACGACTGCGAAGCAGCTCGAGTTTGCCGATGATAGCCTGAAGTATGCGCGAGAAGATCGCGCACGATACAAGGAAGTGTTTCAGCCTGTCGAAGATAGCTTCGTCGATCAGGCCACGAACTATGACACACCCGAGCGCCGAGCAGCGGAAGCAGCGGAAGCCAAGGCGGACGTTCAGGCCGCATCGGCACAGGCCCGGGAAGCGTCACAGCGCGAAGCTGCAAGCCTTGGCGTCAATCCCAACTCTGGCCGGTTCGCAGGTGTCAGCCGCGCGAACGATCTTGGCACGGCTCTCGGTTCTGCGGGTGCGCAGAACAACGCCCGCAAACAGGTCGAAAGCACAGGTCTTGCCCTCAAGGCCGACGTCGCCAACCTTGGCCGTGGTCTGCCAGCGCAGTCTTCGAACGCTGCCGCGGTGGGATTGAACGCCGGAAACTCTGGTGTCTCCAACTCCGGCAATGCAGCCAGCCTCGGTATCAACACGCTGGGTTCCAGTGTTGCAGCTGCTCAGAACAACCAGTCCCTTTCCAACTCTGCAACTGGTATTGCCAATGCAGGCTTCCAGGGGGCGATGCAGGGGTATCAGGGGCAGGCTCAGACGCTCCAGAACCAGTACGATACCCAAGTGGGTATCTGGCAGACGCAACAGCAGATCGCAGGCCAGCAGGCCGCCGGTATCGGCTCTGCGCTTGGCGGGCTGGCTGGCCTGTTCTTCATGTCCGACGAAAACACCAAGACGGACAAGAAGAAGGTACCGGAAGGCGCAGCCCTTGAGGCCGTCGAGGAATCCCCGTCATCGACCTGGGAGTACAAGCCCGGTATGGGCGACGGTGGTGGAGAGAAACACGTCGGGCCCATGGCGCAGGATATGCAGGAAGCCACAGGCATGGGTGATGGCAAGAAGATCGCCGTCCAGGACATGCTCGGTCTGCACCATGCTGCAATCGGCGATCTCGGCAAGAAGGTCGACAAGATTGCCGCCGCCGTCGGTGTCACGCCAACGCGGCGCAAGACCAAGGCAAAGACACCGCCCCGTGAAAACGGTGAGCAGGTCGGCCTCTCGATGGCTGCATAGAAGGAAACACGTCAATGTCTTTCGGAATCGGCCTCGGCGCATTCGTCGACTCCTTCCAGCGGAGTGCGCAGCTCGGCATCAAGCTGCGCGAAACCCGTCAGGCCAATGCGCGCCGTGACCAGGTGAAGCAGATCACTGCGGACGCCAAAGCCAAGTTCGGCGATGTCCTCTCCGATGATGCCTACAACTACATGATGAGGCGGCAGGAAGCCCTCTACATGGAGAATGGCGAACTCGACAAAGCGCGGGCAATCAAGGATTGGTCGGAAAAGGATGAGGCGAAGAAGGGAACCAAGCTCTTCGCCTCGATCGGCGCCGCCCTGAATGCCGGTGATTACGAAACCGCTGCGAAGCTTGGCAACGACCTTTCCGGGCTCGACGGCTATGGCCCGTCCGGGGACTATCACTTCGAGTACACGAACCACCCGACGCAGGGCCCGGGCTTCTATGTGAAGTCCTCGGGTGGCGAAGCATTCGTGCCGCAAAACAACGCCCTGCCCTTCTTCACCAGACACTTCAACCCGCAAGCGGCCGCCGAGTGGCAGACGCAGCAGTCGAAGGAATCGAAGGATCTCGAGAAAGAAGCGCAGGAGATAAGAGCGGACGCGATCAAATCGCTTGAGAAACAGTATGACGGTGGCCTCGCCGGTGACGAACTCGCATTCAAGGACATGGAGGACAGCGAGCGGGAGCGGCTGATCAACAAGTACGCGAAAGAACGCATCGCCCCCGGCCGCCGGAAGAAGTTCGCATCCTATTTCGGTGATGATCAGACCGAGGACACCAAAGGCACCAAGGAAAGCGCGCCATCGGCACCAGGTGTTATCGTCGACCAGAATACCGGTGAACGGGTGAACCCACCACGGGCACGTGAGCAGGAACAGGCTCCGGGTTCAGACGGTTCGATCGTGAAAAACGATCTGTCGCCTATGGAAGGTATCGGCGGTGTGCCCGCACCTACTGCCGGCCCCGGCTCCACCACGGCGCCATCAGAGACGCCAGCGGCTGAGAACATGAAGCTTGTCGATGCTGTGACCAGTGCAGAAGAGGAAATGCGCAAAACCGGTGATGTGCAACGTGCAGCCGCAACGCTGAAATCAGCCGGCGTTCCGGAAAGAGCGTGGCCAGCATCAATCCGACGTGGTCTGCGTGATCAGGAAAGCCCCGGTATCTCAGCTGGGCCAAGCCGCCGACCAGTCATCAAACGCGATGCGGCTGTTGGCGTTCCTGTCCAAATCCAGCGACCGCGCTAAATCAATTCGAACAGGTCGACGGATCTTTCTTAAAGGTCCCGTCGGCCGAAAACACCGGGACATTGCACCAGTCTATGCTGGAGGGGTCTTTCGTGAACCGCACAACAGGTTCACCACCCGACAATGATGCGGCCCTGGCACTCGCCCACGCTCCGGAATCCTCCGAATACGACGTGACGATACCGAGCACCTGCAGGTCTTCATAATCGAAGAAGAGCATTTCATTCGGCGGCACAGTACCAGCGAGTGTGCCAACCATCGGGCTGACGCCGGTGGACATCAGATAGAGATTGATTTCCGCGGTGAGCTCCTGCGCATCCCGTACAGTGGTGTTGGCGTCCTCAAGCGCAGCTTCAGTATAGGAGAACTGGTGAACCCCGATCCGGGCCCCCTCTCCTACGTATCTGGTTTTGCCACCGGCATATGCATAGAAGCAGGCAGACGCACATGTCGCCCACGATGGAACGAAGGTGCTGGCTCCTGCGTCCTTCAGCAACCGGCCAACCCTGAGAGCCTCGGCGAGATTGCCACCGGGTGAATTGAGCACAGCGACAACCAGCGCGCCCTGGCTCTCCCGGATTGCCTTGCGAACGGCCGCCGCGTCTCCCTGTTCGAAGTCTCCGTCAAGGAACAATGCCGTGCTGCTATCTGTCCAGGCGCCGCGCGTTATCGTCAGCGCAGTTGCTGGGACTGTGGAAACGAGTGCAAGGCCAGCTGCAATAGCAGCGCGCGCCAATGTGTTATTCAGCGCCCTCGACAACATCTTTCTCTTCCTCCATGGGCAGATAGCCATTCCCAATCAGCCAATCATTCAGAATGCGGTTGATTGCCTGAGGCAGTGTAGGAAGATCCTCCTGCTCCCGCCGGAACTGATCAATGGCTTCAGCGTATCTTTTCTCCAAACGGACGGTTGTCGCAACCTTTTCTTGATCTGACATTTTGGTTCACCTGTGCGTTGATGCATATGCACCAAAATTAATTCTTTTAGTGGTCATTTCAAGCCGCTAATATCCGCCAAAGTTAATTCCGGGCGCAGGACGTGCCCCTCTCAGCAAGTGAGATCGCACGTCATGGCCTTCGACCCCACCAAAATTAATTGGGAAAACGTCTCTGTTCTCGGAGCCGATAACCTGACCGCGCCCGAACCGGTCAAGGCCAATCCCCTCACGAAAGCCCCTCAACCGCAAGACTGGCTGGTCTATAAAAATCAAGGTGCCATCCGGAGCCAGCCCCTCAAAACCGATCTCGTTGACGCAATGAGCTTCCTTCCGGAGCTCGGTGTCACAATGGAAGTGTTCTCCGGTGGCCAGCCGTCCCATGGTGTGCATGGTGTCGACCGGACCGGCTCGCACCGTCACGACCACGGCGGTTCCGGCGACGTCTTCTTCTATAAGGACGGCCGCCGCCTGGACTGGGCCAACGAAGCCGATCTCCCGATCTTCACGGAAATCGTTCGTCGTGCACGTCGCAATGGTGTCACCGGAATTGGTGCTGGTCCGGGCTACATGCAGCCGGGAAGCATGCACATCGGTTATGGCAACGAGGCTGTTTGGGGCAAAGGTGGCAAGGGAGCCAACGCCCCTGATTGGCTCCGGGAAGCGTATCATTCCTACGATCAGGAAGCACCAGAAAGCACGGTGCAGGCAAAAGCCACTCCCGATGTCGGTCAGCGTCTGATGTCCGACATGATGCGCGATTTCGGTCTGACCAAAGCGCAGGCGGCCGCCTTTGCCGGCAACTTTGATCATGAAAGCGGTGGGTTCAAGTATCTCCAGGAACTGAACCCGCAGGTTGCCGGCAGTGATGGCGGCTTTGGCTTTGGCATGTGGACCGGCGAACGCCGGAAGAACTTCGAAGAGTACGTCAAAGCGAACAACCTCGATCCAGCCAGCTACGAGGCGAATTACGGCTTCTTCAAACACGAGGTGCAGAACGACCCTTACGAGGCCAAGCAATTTGCGAAGGTGCTGAACGCTGAAACCGTCGAGGACGCGGCAAAGGCGGTTTCAGACAACTATCTCCGCCCGGGTGTCCCTCATATGGATAGGCGGCTTGAACGGGCTCAGGCCTACTATGCCGGTGGTGGAGCTGGTGATGTCGACTTGACGTCGGTCGAGTGGGATAGCGTTCCCATCATCGAAGCAGACGGTTCGATCACTCAGCCCAAGCCCCAAGTCAAGGCGCGTGAACAAGCCGGCGATCCGCAGGAAGACAGCGAGCTACAGACCTATTTCAGCGATCTGGAGAAGGATGCTCCCGGACGGTACAAGGTCATTCCTGAGGACCAGTACGAAGCCTGGAAGGCCGATTGGGACGCGCAAAACCAGTCTGCCGGCGTTGTCGGTGACACCAAGCGTCTCCTCAATGCCGGTTGGGCCGGTCTTGGCCTCGGCGTGCGTGAGGCCGTCAATGCTATCCCCGGCGTCGGTGATGATATCGTCTATGCGCTGGACAGTGTCGACGAGTGGATGAACGGCCAGAAGTCCGAGGCTTACCTTGGCGGCCAGATCGACAAGGCTGTCGCAACCCTGACACCAGCAACACGCGAAGCACGCGGCAAACACTGGTGGGACGAGGAAAAGAACCGTCCAGGTGCTGCATGGTCGGATCCGCGCAGCTATTTCGCTGGTGTCGTCGAATCCGTTCCGAGCATGGTCGCCACCATGGGGCCATCCATGACGCTGGCCAGAGGCGCGTATGTGTCCGCGATTGCTTCCGGTGCTTCGCAGCGTGTCGCAGCCGCATCGGCCGCGCGGACCGCTATGGTCGCCGGTGCTGTGTCTGAAGGTATCATTGGTGGCGGCCAAGCCGCTCTGTCCGTCCGTGAGCAGATTGAGCAGATGCCGCGCCAGGCGTTGGAGGAATCCGCCGCGGTAAAGCAGCTGATGGAAAGTGGCATGTCCGTCGACGAGGCTGTCGACGCGATCGCGGATGATGCAGCCACGCAGGCGTTTGTTATTGCTGGAACGGCCACCGGTGTGTTCGGCGGTTTCGGTGACCGTGTGCTTGCGAAGATTGTTGCCGACGGTGTTGGTGGCAACATCGCGCAGCGCATCGTTCAGGGTGCGGTCCGAGAAGGTGTTGCAGAAGGCGTGCTCGAAGAAGCGCCACAGGAAGCCTTGTCGCAACTCGGCGAAAACATCGCCATGAAAAACACGGTCGACCCGGACCGTGATGTGACCGAGGGTGTCGCTAACGCTGCCGCCGGCGGTGTCGCTGTCGGTGGCGCAATGGGCGCAGGCATGGGTGCAGGTGGTGCAGCGATGAGCCCGCGCACACCTGACAGTGGTTTCACTCCGGACATCACCCCGAAAAAAGGTGTGCTGGCCGAGGCAATGGACCACGGCGCTCGGGAAACCGCAGCTGCCGCTGGTTCGACGTTCATCATCAACGATCCGGCCTTTGATGATAGCCCCGCCGGTGAGCTCAATGGCGTCGAGGTGAGCCTCGCCCCTGATCAGTCCGGTATCGCCCAGGGTATGCGCCGGGTCATTCTCCCCGACGGCCGCACCCATGTCGTCGGCCAACGGCTTCTGTTGCCGAAAGAACCGGTCAACATGGCCCCGCCACAGGCTGAAGGTGAAACGACCGCCAGCGACGTAGCCGCAGTTTCAGAAGATATCCCGGAGGGTGCTCCGGCCGCCGGTACCGATGTCCGGATCAAACTTCCTGACGGTGCCGAAATCATGGCCCGCGTTGAGGGTTATGCGGACGGCGAAGCCATCGTTATGGACGCCGGTACCGGTGAAGTCCTCCAGGTGCCGCTATCTGATATTGAGCTGAGCCCTGCCGCAGCAGCTGCCGAACCTGTCGTCGTGGCCAAAGAGCAACGCAGCCAGCAGGGTGAACCGATCCCGGACGATGTTCCGGGAACTGAGCCGATCCCTCAGGAGCAGACCACCGGCGAGTTGCCGCCGGCTTCAGAGTCCGCCCCTGTCGCTGATGTGCCGTTTCGCACCCCGCAGCCCGGGCAGCGTGTCATTGTGGCCGCCGACGGTATCGAGCGGTTCCCGGGTACGGTCCAATCCTATGAGGATGGCGCAGAGGAAGCCCTGATCCGCCGTGACGATGGCTCCGAGGTGCAGGTTCCAGTATCAGATCTGCGCGTTTCCAAGCTGACAGACAAGCAGATCGAGAAACAGGAGCTCAAAGAAAACCCGCCGGTCGAGCGTGAAACCATCACCGACAAAGAGCCGACCGCGCGCGAAGTGGTCAGCAAGCAGGTCCTCCTGCCGGATACCAAACACGCACGGCTCTACGATCTTGGCAAACTGCGCCGAGATTCTAAACGCACCATCGGTGCCGGCACCCTGGACATGGACGCCGTCAGCCCGGGCGAACAAAGTCGCCTCGCAGACGAGTTTGGTGTGTCCTCGCAGCGGCTCGGCCAGATCGCTGACGATTACCGGTACCGCGTTGAGCGGGCGGCCAAAGAAGCCAAGAGCCGTCTCCCGTTCAAGATGTGGCCGGTAAACGAAAAGATGCTCGGCCGGATGAAGGACGAGGACCGGAAGGAAGCAGCCACCGACGCTGCGTTCCCTGTTCCGGAGCCCATGGACGAAGGCACGAAGGTGCTGGAGAACGACTGGGACAAACTGCCGGTCGAGGCGAGAAAGGCAGTTCTGACAGCGGCCAAGGTGAAGCGCGCGCCGTCCACCAGGTGGGCCGACTTCCCGGCCAACATCCGGAAGAAGCTTGAAGCCTCTTTGCAGGTCAGCACCTCAGATGAAGCGGTGCCGGAAGTCACCCCAGTACAAGAGGTCACCGCCGCCCCCGTCACTCCGCCGAGCTTTGAGGACTTCAAAGCCTCTCTGCCGAAGGACGCGGAAGGGTATCCGGATCTCACAGGAGTTGGCAGTGCCGTCATCGGTGAGATCAGTGGCGGAACCACCACGGCGTGGAACGGGCTCAAGACTGACGAACAGCGCGCGAAGGCAATTGCCCTCGCCAACGAACGCACGGCGGCAACCCAGAAACCGACTGACACGCTCGAAACCGCAGCGCAGGAAGCGGCGACATCGCCGGCGAACGATCGGCCGGAACCAACGCAGGCGCAGAAAGAAGCCGGCAACTACAAGCTCGGCCATGTGAAACTTGGCGGGTTCGATATCTCGATCGAGAACCCGCAGGGTTCGGAGCGCAAGGGTGTCGACCCGAACGGCAAGCCGTGGTCGGTCACGATGAAAAGCCACTACGGCTATTTCAAAGGAACCGTCGGCAAGGACAAGGACCATATCGATACCTTCATCCGGCCAGGCACTGAAACACTCGCCGATACCGACCCGGTATTCGTTATCGACCAGGTCAACCCGGACACGAAGCGGTTCGACGAACACAAGATCATGCTGGGTTTCAAAACCCGGCAGGCAGCTGAGCGCGCCTACAAAGAGAACTATGCAAAGGGGTGGAAGGGCCTCGGCACCATTGTTCGCACCAACGTCGGCGAGCTCAAGGACTGGTTCGCGAACGGCGATACCAGCAAGCCCTTCACGAAGCGTGGCAAACCAGCCGACCAGCCCAGTGCAACCAAATCCGAAAAACAGCCCGATCTGTCAACCAAGCCACGCGCAGACACTAACGGTGGATTGAACTCCGACGACGTAAAGTCCGTTCTGCGCTCGAAGGAATGGAAGAAGGTTTTTGGCAGCACGACGAACATCAACGCCGAAACCGACTTCTATGCGCATCCGGAGAGCGAGGTTGCATTTGATCAAGCCGCTGGATGGCTGGATGCGAAGGCCGGTCGCCCTCCCCGTGAGCAGAAGCCGTTCACACCTGTCCACAATTCTGCATTCAATCCGCGCGCGCCGTACTTGGAATCCTACTGGGGTGCGAAGCACGGAGAGGCCCGCAAGATCCGTGCAAGTGAGGCCGTCTCGGTCTACGAAGAGCTGACATCCGGAAAATCACCTCAGCAGGAGTTGGTTGAAAGAGTTCACCGCGTGCCACCGGCATTGGTATACCACGGCACATCCGAAGGCGGATTCGAGACATTCGACACGTACGGTGGCAAATATGGGCTCTTTGGATCCGGCGGTTATTTCACCGAAGACCCGTCTATAGCCCGCGAGTACACCCGAAAGGGTCGCGGAGAAAATCCTATGGTCTACAGCGCCCGGTTGACCGTGATGAATCCCCTCGACATGGATGCATCGGCTGATGTTCCGGCATGGCAAAAGGCTTTCGATGAGTATCTTGACGCAGACCAGCTTCCAAACAATCCGACAAACGAGCAGGTTTATCGCGAGATAGAGGACGTTCTCAGCGATGAAATGCTTCCGGATTGGGAGGGTGCTGAGATCATGCAGGACCGTGTCCGCGCCATGGGGCACGATGCCATTACTCATATCGGCGGTGGACGACACAAGACCTCCAAGGGTGTCCGTCACCGCGTTTGGATCGTGTTTGATGAAGAGCAGGTGAGCGAACTTAAACCGGTCGGTGACGCCTCAATCGACAAAAAGACTGACGCGGGCAAATCCGCCTTCGCCGGCAACAAGCTCTTCACCGAGGACAAGGTTGTTGCCGCCCGCAAACGCCTGCGTCAGAAATTCGGGCAAATCAATTCCGGTATCGACCCGGAAATGCTGATCGATGGCATGACCATCGCCGGCGCATACATCGAGTCTGGTGTGCGCAAGTTCCCTGACTATGCAAAAGCCATGGTCAAAGATCTTGGTCCCGCAGTCAGACCTTTTCTGCTATCCTTCTATGAAGGTGCCCGAAATTACCCGGGCCTTGATACAGCTGGCATGGATAGTGTCGAGGATGCAAAAGCAGCCTTCGATGCAATGACAGGTAAGCCAGCTGCGGAGACGAAAAATGACAACGCCGCTGCAAGCCCGCGAAACGTTCAAAGCCGCCCTGAAAGAAAAAGCCCCGAACCAGTTCCGGGCGATGGCGCGAGCCGGGGAACTCTCGACCTATTTGGACAGCCTGACCGGCCAGTTGAGCGAGAGCGTGAGCGCAGCCCGCAGTCAAGCGATCGAGGCGGTGAGAAGCGAAGCAAGCCCGCAGTTTCAGGACAACGCTCTGAGAGCTCATCAGGACCTGAACAGCAAGTTCCGGAGCGCGGAGGAAACCGCGACGGCACAGGTTCTGGAACAGATCGAAAGCCTGAACCAACCCGCCGAAACTATCGCGTAGCTGAAGGCGAGCTCACCCGCAAAGGGTCATGGCTCCGGACAGCGCAGAAAAACGTCCAGATCGTCGAGCTGATCAAGCGGCTTGAAAATGAGGGCCGTGCAGCCACGGCCGACGAGCGTGCCCTTATTGTGCAGTTCACGGGCTGGGGTGCTTCTGAAATCGCCAATGGCGTGTTCCCCAACCGAAATGGGCAGTACAAGGATGATACCTGGAGGGGGCTCGGTGAGCGCCTGAAGGCTGCGCTATCCGACGAAGACTACAAGACCGCCGCTCGATCGACGCAGTACGCTCACTACACATCGGAATCTGTGATCAGGTCTATCTATGATGGCTTGAAGCGGTTCGGCTTTGCCGGCGGCCAGGTGCTAGAGCCCGGTATGGGTATCGGTCACTTCCTCGGTGTCATGCCGGCGAACATGGCTGGAACGAGCCAATACACTGGTATCGAGTTCGACGGTGTCACCGCTGCCATCGCCAAGCACCTCTATCCAGACAGCCGGGTGACCCACGGCGACTACACCAAGACGAAACTGCCCAAAAGCTATTTTGACTTGGCAATCGGTAACCCGCCATTTGCCCAGACGAAAATCACCAACGATCCCGAATACCGGAAATACGGGTTCTCCCTGCACGACTACTTCTTCGCAAAGACTATCGATCGGGTGAAGCCCGGTGGCCTTATGGTCTTTGTGACCTCCCGGTACACCATGGACAAGGTTCGCGATGCTGGCAGACGCTACCTTGCCGATCGGGCTAATCTGCTCGGTGCAATCCGGTTGCCGCAGACCGCGTTCCAGGCAAATGCCGGCACCGAGGTCGTGACAGACGTTCTGTTCCTGCAAAAACGTGGTCCCGGTATCGAGGACAACGGCGTCTCCTGGACGGACACGAAGGAAATCACCGTTGGCGAAAACACCTTCACGGTGAACGAGTATATCGCAGACCACCCGGAAATGGTTCTTGGCAGCCATGCCGCCACGGGCACGATGTACCGCAAGAACGACTACACTGTGTCCCCTGACAAGTCCAAGGACATCGAAGCCGCGTTTGCAGGCGCGATCGAGAACCTTCCAGAGGCTATCTACAAGCCCGAACGTGGCTCCGAAGCGGAAAAGGCGAAAGTGATCGAGAAAGACTTCGATCCTAAAGCCAAGAAGGAAGGCGGCCTCTATCTTTCGGACAGCGGAGATTTGATGATCCGCCAGGACGGTGTCGGTCAAGCCTTCACCGAACGCCAGACGTCCACCGGTAAACTGAAGCCTCTGTCCAAGAAGGAAGCTCAGTTCCTGAAGGATTTCGTCTCTCTCAGAGACGCTGTGAAGCAAACGCAATTCGACCAGCTCACCGACGGCGACTGGGAAAAGTCCCTCGCAGCCGCCCGCAAGTCTTATCAGGACCTGGTCAAGCGAAACGGAAATATCCTCGCCTACTCGACCATTGAACGTACGGACGACGAGGGCAATACCCAGTCCTATAAGCGGTTCAAGAATGAGCCTTTGTTCATGATTGATCCGGATGGGCCGCTTGCGTTCACCCTGGAAAAGATCACGGAAAGTGGGGACATCGTTGAAGGCGCCATCTTCAACGGTCGTGTCCTCAACAAACCCAGCGATCCGGAGATCGTTACCACCCAAGACGCGATGTTTGTTTCGCTCGACAAGCTGGGTCGTTTCGACCTTTCCGACGTCGCGAAGCGCGCTGGGCGTTCGGAAGAAGAAACGATCGCCGACCTTGCCACCTCGATCTATGAAGATCCGGGCGATGGGTGGGTGCTTGCCGACGAATACCTGTCCGGAAATGTCGTGCAGAAACTCGCGGAGGCTCGTGCCGCCGCAGATATGGACCCGAAATATGCGCGCAATGTCGACGCATTGCTCGCGGTCCAGCCTCGCCCGCTTGGTCCTACCGAAATCGACGTCAAACTCGGTGCTCCTTGGCTGCCGGCAAGCGATATCGAGGAATTTGCGCGCGAAGTGATCGGCAAGGACATGACGATCACACACAACGTGAAAGTCGGTACGTGGCAAGTATCGGGTGACAAGTCGACCATTGGCGAGTTCGCGATGGACAACTTCCCTGCCGCGGACATCCTCAACAAGATCCTGAACAATTCGCAGCTGCGCGTCACCCGGGCGACGGTGTCCCCTGACGGCAAGAAGTCGACCGAAACAGACCCGGAAGGCACGGAAAAGCTCAACGACATCGCGCGAAAAATCAAAGACAGGTTCCGTGCGTGGATCTGGAAGGACGCAGCTCGCTCCAAGCGCTTGGTGAACTTCTACAACGACAACTACAACAACATTGCCCCGCGCCAGTTTGACGGCTCGCACCTCACGCTCCCGGGGACGTCCCTGCGTTTCAACCTGCACCCGCACCAAAAGCGCTCTATCTGGCGAGCTATCCAGACCGGTGACACCTATCTGGCTCACGCCGTCGGTGCCGGCAAGACCTTTGAAATGATCGCCATCGGTATGGAGGAACGGCGTCTCGGGCTCTCCAAGAAACCGCTGTTCGCGGTACCGAACCACATGCTTGGCCAGTTCCAGCGGGAGTTTCTGGAGCTCTATCCGGCCGCCAACATCATGGTGGCCGACGAAAAGAACTTCCACACCTCGAACCGCCGCAAATTCATTGCGCAAGCCGCGCTCAATGATCCGGATGCGATCATCATCACGCATTCCGCGTTTGGCCGGATCGGTCTGTCTGACGAAACCAACGACAAGCAAATTCAAGACCTGATCGACGAGTGGAAAGAGCTCCAGGAGGAGATCGAAGCCGCCGAGGGTAAGGGCCTGTCGTTCAAGCGGACCCAAAGCCAGATTGAGCGACTGGAAAAACGCCTGCAGGGCAAGCAGAAACGCGAAGCCAAAGACCAGGTGATGACCTTCGAAGAGCTCGGTGTCGATCGGCTCTTGATCGATGAGCTCCACGAGTTCCGGAAACTGGATTTTGTAACCAATCAGGGTTCCGTGAAAGGTATCGACCCGCAAGGCTCTCAGCGTGCGATGGACCTTTATTCCAAGGTCACCTACCTGCGCGAGAAAAACCCGGATCCTAAGCGGGTGCTGGTCGGTGCGTCTGGAACGCCTGTTACCAACACTATGGGCGAGCTCTTCACCGTGCAGCGCCTGTTCCAGCCTGAAGTTCTCGAGGACATCGGCGCGCATAACTTTGATGCTTGGGCCGCGCAGTTCGGTGACATCGTCGAAGGTCTTGAACAGAACGCCGCCGGCAAATTCGAAACTGTGAGCCGGTTCGCTCGCTTCCAGAACGTCCCGGAATTGATGCGCCGCGTCAGAACCTTCATGGATATCCTGACATCCAATTCTTTGGGCCAGCTTGTTCAGCGTCCGACCCGCATCAATCCACCGCGGGAAATCAAAACCACCCCGACGCCGCAGGGATACAAGTCCTACCAGGACACGCTGAATAGCCGCATCAATGCGATCCGTCAGAGGAAAGGACCGCCCAAGAAGGGTGAAGACATCATCCTGAAGGTGATTGCCGATGGCAGGTTCTCCGCCATCGACATGCGGTTCGTTCATCCAGAGCAAGCATCTGACCCGGATTCCAAACTCAATCAGATGATCGACGACGTGATCGCCGACTACCGCGCGACTGCCAATAACGAGTACGCTGGTGTCACCAGTGAGAAAGACCCGTTGAAGGGCTCTACGCTGGTAATCTTCGCCGACATCGGTCTGGGCGATGCCGTGGTGAAATCACGCGGCTTCGACATGAAAGGGTGGATCGAGAAGCGTTTCACCGACGCAGGTATCCCGAAGGATCACTTCGCATTCATCCGTGACCACAAGGCGCATGCGAAGAAAGAACGCCTGTTCGCCGATCTGCGTGAAGGGCGCAAGCGCATCCTGATCGGCGGCAAGGACATGGAGACTGGCGTCAATGTGCAGAAGCGCCTGACGCACCTCTATCACCTGGACGCGCCATGGTTCCCGGCTTCCGTTGAACAACGTGAAGGCCGCGCTGATCGTCAAGGCAACCAAAACGAAGACATCGTCATCCGGGCCTACGCGACCAAGGGCAGCTATGACAGCACGATGTGGTCGATGAATGCCCGGAAGGCTCGCTTCATTGAGCAGGCCCTCAACGGTGATGAAACTGTCCGGAAAATGGAGGACGTTTCTGAGGCTTCTGCGTTCGAAATGGCCGCCGCTCTCTCTTCCGGTGACCCTCGATATCTCCAGTTGGCTGGATTGCGACAGGAGGTGGAGCGTCTTGGCCGGCTGCGCAAAGCCCACTTCGACGAGCAGAACCGCTACAAACGGGAAGAGCACTACGAAGAGAGCGGTATCGGCAGGCTGAAGACTTCACGGACGGAGCACGAAGCCGCGATTGCGAAGGGACATCGCATCGAAGCCGGCAAGTTCTCTGCGACCGTCGGCAAGAAACCCTACGACAAGCGCGACGACTGGGCCAAGGACGTCTATGCCGCGTTCCGCAATGAGGCTGAGAGCGGTACCGTCGGGAAGACCACGCTCGGCAAAATCGGCGGTCATGACGTCGACTACTATGGCGACCGCTACGACGACGGCAGTCACAAAGCTGAGCTCGCAATCGAGCTGCCAGGCGATCTGCCGTTGCTCGCGGTTCATCCAACTGCCGAAGACATCACTGTCGCCGGTATCGGCCAACGTGCGGTCAACCAGGTCAACTCCATTTTCGAAAAGCCGGGTGAGCTCTCGATCAAGATCGAACAGGCCGAACGCCGGCTTAAACAGATCCGTTCACAGATCGGAGCCCCCTTCCCTGAGGAATCGCTGTTCCTGGAAAAGCAGGGTGAACTTTCCGAGCTTGAGCTTGAGCTCCAGTCTGAGAAAGAAACAGCTGGTCCAACGGAGGCTGAGAAGGCTGGGAGCGTTCGTGACGCCGTCAAAGCACGCGACGAAGAACCAACAACCGTTGAGGAATCTGACGACGTCGATGTAGACCAGCGCTTTTCCAAAGCCATGGGACAGCAAGGAAGGTCATCCGACCTGCGGGCCGAGTTGACAAAAGGCCAGACTGGCGCGTTCTTCGAGCAACTTCTCAACAGCGGCATTGTTCGCATCGTCGAAACCCGGCGAGCAGATCTACCGGGAGACGTTCAAGCCTGGACTGATCCGGACGGCACGATAACGCTTGTGGCCCCGGCCATCGCTGAAGGAACGGGAACGGCCGTTCTGTTGCATGAGGCACTACATGCCGGTCGTGGCGCGTTGGTGGAGCGCAAAGTATGGCAGGCGCTCGAGAAGCGCCTCGCCTCTCTGTATCGTCAGCACAACCGTTCAGCAGGTCGAGCAAAAGAGTTCTTCGATGCTGCCCGTGATCGCGTTGAAGCGGCCGGTGTGCAGGAGAAAGACCGGGTCGAAGAGTTCGGCGCCTATGCAATCGAAGAGTACGAGAAGGCTCCCAAGATCCTCCAGCGCTGGGTCGACGACGCGATCGGTGCGGTGAAATCGTGGGTGCTGCGCCGGTTCGGTCGCCAGCTTGGTGCTATCACCCCCGCTCAGCTTCGCGCTTTGGCGATTTCAGCACTGAAGGACAAGGCTCGGCCAGACCCGGTTTCGAACGTAGCGACGGGCGAGCCGCGCGGTGTCATGTTCTCCAGGAAGGTGGACAAGGCAGAGGTCAAAGACCAGATCGCCGGCCGCTGGACAGATCTTTCGCCGAAACTGCTCTCTCTGGTTCCGCTGAACTATTTCGAGGAAATGAAGCGGCCGGGAATGAATGCTGTCACCAAGTACATGAAGGTGAAGCGGTCCATGGACACCTATCGGAGCGAAAAGCACGAGGCCATGGACAAGGTGGCTCAGGATTGGCGGAAATTTGCCAGCCGCAATCGCAAGGGAGCGGCCGAGCTCGCAAGCCTCATGCATGACAGTACCCGGATGTCGGTTGACCCGTCGATCACATACGAAGGCAAGGAACCCGGAGGCTACTTCGCCCTCAAAGCTCGATTTGATGCTCTGCCGCCAGCCGCCCGGGCTCTCTACAAGACGGTCCGTAATTCCTATGTGCGAATGCAGAAGGAAATGGACCAGTTGATCCTCGACAACGTCGACAAGGCGCAGAAGATCAACGAGAAAGAGGCGAAGAAGCGTTACGACGCGGCTAAGCAAAAACTCGACCGTGACCGGTCGATCGACGAGTTGGAGCGCCGCGAAAAGGCGGAGGAACTGGCCGCCAAATACAAGGCCGACCTTACGAAATCGCGCTGGGCTGCCAAAGCCCGCCTTACGCGGCTACGTCAGACCTTCGAAAAGAACCGGGTGCCAGCACCGTATTTCCCGCTAGCGCGTTTCGGCGACTACTTTGTGTCGGTCCGGGATATGGCCGGCGACATCGTTTCGTTCTCCAGGTTCGAAAGCGATGCGGACCGCCGTCGCTGGCTCCGCGCAAACAAGGCGGAAATAGAGGGCGAGTATCCGGGCGTTGTCTTTGAACAGGGTGTGCTCGGAAACAGCGCCGCCGTTCGCCAAGCCATGGACCCGCGTCTTGTCGCTGAAATCGACGGCATCCTGAAAGACGCCAATGTCGATGCAGAGGTCATGGACGCGATCTATCAGAAGTGGCTTCAGTCCATGCCTGACCTTTCGGTGCGCAAGCGCTACATCCACCGTAAGGGCACTTCCGGGTTCCATCAGGACGCCCTGCGTGCGTTTGCCTCGCACATGTTCCATGCCGGTCACCAGATGGGGAAACTGAAATACGGCATCGACCTGCAGGAGGCCGTCGACGATGCGCGCGACCAGGCGAAAGGTTCGGACGATCCGACCCGGGCCGGCCAGCTGGTCAATGAACTGTCTCTTCGCCATGAATGGGTAATGAACCCCAAAGGCAGCAAGTTCGCGCAGAAGGTCAATAGCGCGGCGTTCGTTTGGTATCTGGCCGCTACGCCGGCAGCCGCGATTATCAACATGACGCAGCCTATCCTGTTCGGTATCCCCATCCTCGGCGCAAAGCTTGGCGGTGTCACCAAAGCATCGGCCGCGCTCATGAAAGCGTCGACAGATGTCATGTATGGCAAGGGGGACATCATCAACGGTCGCCTGACCAGTGATGAAAAGCGCGCAATCAAAGACCTCTACGCTTCAGGTTCAATCGACAGAACCATGGCAATGGAAATCGCGGGTATCGGCGATAGCGGTGTCGCGTATTCTCCCCTCCGGCATTCTGTGATGACCAAGATCTCTTGGATGTTCCACCGTGCCGAGGTGGTGAACCGCGAAGTCACTGCGCTGGCCGCGTATCGCATGGCCCGGGCGAAAGGCATGAGTCATGAAAAAGCGGTCGATGTCGCTCATGAGCTCAATTTCACCGTCAACTATGACTACGCGAACTCCAGTCGGCCGCGCATCCTGCAAAGCGACTTCGCCAAGGTTGCCGGCGTCTTCATGAGCTACCAGCTCAACGTCTGGTACCGGATCTTCCGGGACATCCATCAGTCGTTCGCAGGGGACACTCCGCAGGCCCGCAAGGAAGCTCGGTACCAGTTGGCAGGCTTGATGGGTGTGCAAACGCTCATCGGCGGCACCAGCGGCTTCTTTGGCTACAACGTGCTGATGGCGTTGGCTGGAATGTTCTTCGATGACGATGATGACCCGTTCAGCTTCAAACATGAGGCAGAACGCGCCATCTACGATCTGTTCGGCGCAAACGTTGGCGGCATGATCATCAATGGCGTCCCCGGGCATCTTACCGGTGTCGATCTCACCAGCCGTATCGGAATGGCCGATTTCTTCCTGCGCATGCCCGAGGGTAGCAAGGAAGGTAAGGACTGGTGGCTTGAGTTTGTTGCCGGATCCCTGGGCGCATCGGTGGGTGCTGTGGGCAATGCCATCGTCGGCATGCACTACATGAGCGAAGGTGATACCGCCCGTGGCCTTGAGCTGATGGCACCCAAAGCCATCAAGGACGCTATGAAGGCTTGGCGCTACAACAATGAAGGGCTGTTGACCCGAAAGGGTGACATCATTCTGCCGCGTGATGACATCAACGCCTGGAACGTGATCGCGCAGATGTCCGGTTTCACCCCGGCGAAAATCTCCATGGCGCACAAGCTACGTGGTCGGAAATATGAGGCACAGAACCGGATCAAAGAAGAGAGGTCCGCTCTGATTAACCGGTTCGCCACCTCTATCCGCAATGGCGACGTCGATGCGCGGAAGAGAGTTATCGAGCAGATCAAGGCTTGGAACAAGCGCAGCTATGCCAAGGTTCTGCCGATTACCAAGGAAACACTGGAACGCTCGCTCAAGACCCGGGCTCGGCTTTCCGCTCGGCGTGAGGATGGGTTCTTGCCGATCAACGAGAAGATCGGGCATTACCTGTCACAACGGACACCGGAGAACCCTTACCGGTAAGCTCTCACCTCTCCTCCCGCCGCGGTGTCGCGGCGGGTTTGTCGTGAAAATACGTCTCATCACCAGTCAACCGGGCCGCTAATTCGTCGATCGCTTCGATGACGTAGTTTGCGAGCTTCTGTTCCTTGGAGCCGATCTTCGCTTGTCGCACGACATCGATGCTACCGGCTCTGCCGACGCGCAGTTTTTCCAGCACTTCAGCGGTGTGGATCACTCCCCTGACACTTCGTCTTGACATCTTTCGGTGTGCCCTCGCCTTTCACAACTTCGATTTCTCTGTTATGACAATACCACGCTAAAACAGTGCGCAGGACGTGCCTGTTCCGAATAGGGAACACACGTCCATGACAGTCCGCATCACCGAGGCTGGTCTTCGCAAGATCGCACCTGGCGCTTCCAACGACATCGTCTCCGGAATCATCGCGCACCAGAACCTGCTGCCGAAATATGGCATCGATACGCACCAGCGTGTAGCCATGTTCTTCGGTCAGGTGGCTTGCGAAACGCAGGGGCTGACCCGGCTCGAAGAAAATCTCTACTACACCACGGCAAAGCGGCTGATGCAGGTCTGGCCGACACGGTTCAAATCCGTAGGTGCTGCCACCCCGTTTCTCCGCAACCCGCGAAAACTCGCCAACAATGTGTATGGCGGCCGTCTCGGCAATAACAAGCCGGATGATGGCTGGTTGTACCGTGGTTCCGGGTGCAAGAACACGACCGGAAAGTACAATTTCGGAATCGTGCAGAAGGTCACCGGCCTGCCTGTCGTCGCAAAGCCGGAAATGCTGCGGCGTTTCCCGGAAGCGCTGGAATCCGCCTGTATCTACTGGAAGACGAACAACCTGAACCGGTTTGCTGATGCAGGGTCTGTCACCGGCCTTACCAAGGCTGTCCAGGGTGGTTCCGGCGGCCTTTCAGACCGGCGCATCTATACCGATCGTGCGCTGCGCGTCGACTGGGGTGCAGCTGCTGACGCTCCCGTTCCTCATACGAACACGGCGGAACGCACGCTCCGGATCGGCGACCATGGGCCGACGGTGAAGATTGCACAGGAACGCCTGCTGGATCATGGCTACGAAATCATGACCGACGGCGTTTTCGGTCCCGGTACCGAGAACATTGTGCGCGAGTTCCAGGAAGCCAATGGGCTTATGCCCGACGGTGTCGTGGGGCCCAACACGTGGTCCGCCCTGAAGAAGACGCCGGAGCCTGCCGAACCGGACATTGCGCCGGCGGCTACTGGCTTCATTGCCCTCATCGTCGAGATCATCGCGAGGCTTTTCAATGTTCAAAGGTAACCGCACGCGCCTCCTGGGCACGCTGATCATGATCCTCGGTGTCATTGAATTGTACGCCCGGGAAATCTTTCCTCCGGAATGGCAAGGGTATGTCCTTGTCACCATCGGCATCGTGGTGATTGTCCTGCGACAGCTCACCACAACCCCTCCAGGTCGGAAACGCCCCCCGGACGATCCTGAAGACTTGAGCGGAGCTATGTGAGGGAACCATGGGACCACTCGCATTTATTGGCCCGGTCATGTCCGTCATCACTTCCGTTTTGTCGGGTGGTGGCTTCATGGGTACCGTGAAAGAACTCATCAAAGCCGTTGAGCGGGGAGATATTTCCGCCGCCGATGCAGAGGCGCAGATTGAAACCGCATGGGCCGACGCGCAAGCGCGGATGACTGACGCTCTGGCTAAGTCCTCTTCTGAAATCTTTGCCTCGGCCCAAGAAACCATCCGGGCAAGTTTCAAGTCAGATGACCCAATGGTTCGGCGGGCATGGGCGTTCGTAGTCTGGTCGCAGACAAGCGTTCTGCTCTGGTACCAGATCGGGATCCCCGTTTACGTCAAGCTCTTCGGCGGCTCTTTCCCGGTCACCGGCGATGATCTCCTGAAGTGGGCTTACGCTCTTGTTGGTGGCGCGCTCGGTGTCGGGGCGTTGTCCGGGGTCAAAAGCTCCGTCACCGATATTCTGAAACGCCGGTAGGAATAGACAATGAGAGACGCCATAGACTGGCTTCACAACCACATATCCGGCCGCGTGGTCGTTATCGCTGCTTTCGCCCTCGTTGGCGCCAGCCTGCCCAAAGACCTGACCACGAGGCAGAGAGCGCAAGCCTTCTTCGTTGGCGCGCTGGCCGCTTTGGTGTTCGGTGAACCGGTTCGCGAATTTGTCGGATTTTCCGAGACGTGGGCATACGGTCTGGCCGGCATCATCGCCATGACCGGCCGCAACATCGCTGTCTACATCCTGCGTGCATCAAAAGACCCTGCTGAGACGTTTAGGGACTTTATGGATATCTGGCGCGGGCCGCGCCAAAAGTAGATAGCTGCGCTTGTTTGCATCCACTTTTTCGGATACTTTCTTGTCTCCAGTGGGGTGGCGCAGTCCGGTAGCGCGCTAGGCTCATAACCTAGAGGTCGGGGGTTCGAATCCCTCTCCCGCAACCAATATCCCTGGAGCGCTCGTCGACAGGCGTCAAAGGACAAACGGGTTACTGCAGCGACGAGGCGGTTTCCCAACCCAACAAGAAGGAAGAAGGCAGATGACTGTCCGCGCAAAGTTCTTCGTGAACTCCCTCACACACATAGCAACTCCCGGCAGCGACCCATGCGCCAAGATCGAAATGACGCCGGTTTACGGTTCGTATGGTGATGGCAAGGACAACGAGTCCTGGTCGCAATACACGCCGAGCGGATCGCTCGAAATGATGATCACGAACCCGGCGGCCATCGATCAGTTTGAACCGGGGAAGGCTTACTTCATCGACATCACGCCGGCAGACTAGCCCGCTGCGATTTTCCCTTAAGTGCAGAGGGGAAATAGAAACCGGTTCCTCTGTTCGGCACGGAGGAGCCGGTTTCATTTTGTGGGGGTGTCGTCATCCAGCTGCTTGTAGAAGTCTTCGAGCGGAACAAACTCGGGGCCTTTGTCTGTCACGTGAATAACGCCAATACCCGCGTGCATCATCGAGACGATGTCAGGCTCTGGGATTTTCCAGTAAGAGCCGACGCACTTTTCCAGAAGAGCAAGGGTGGCCTCTTTCGGCTTGTGCTTAGGCGTCAGTACCGTGAGAACGCCATTGCGATCGACGATCGGCGCCTGCACGCCTACAGGCGGTATGCCAAATCCAAACCGGATCCAGTCACCGGCTTTTACCTCGTTGCCGTCACCGTCTTTCATCGTTGCAGCACTTCAATTCTCAGGTCTTTCCACTTGACCAGCTCGACCTTTCCGTGAGCTGCAACGCGCTCGTCAGGCCGCGCCGGATACCCTGGAACATAGATATCCAGGTACTGAGGATCAGAGATCGCGTATTGCTTACGATGCTGGCTCACTCGCCTGACAAACAGCGTCCCATTCTCGATGTCTTTTTTAAGCGAAGGGCAGTGCAACATTGCCAAGCTCGCACATTCTTGATGCAGGAGTGGTTCAACCTGCATCACGCACATGCCGTTCGCGCCGTTGAACCGTGCCCGAGCATGAGACAATGAAATTTTGGTGCGACCCTTCAGAGACTTTCCGCAGATGTCACAGAGATCGTTGCAGATCGCCTCACGCTGACGAATCCAATGCGGATTGCCAAATGTAGGCTTACCAACACCCGGCGCAGACGACTGGCAGATCGCAGGCAGATGGATCACTGGGCATTTGGCAACGTAGTACTCATCCTCGCCGGTCCAGGCGACCGTGTAGGGGACGGGAACCGATCCAAACAGACGAATGCCGGCAGGAACACGCATTATCGTATCCCCACAATCGGCCGTGCATCGTGCAGAACGCCATCGATCAATCGGCCGGCTTTAGTCTTACCGACACGGCGAACAGTCGCGCCGCTCGGGAACCGGTAGTGCTCTCCCCTGCCTTCGATCTCGCTGACAGATGCGTATTCACCGTTCTGCTTGTGGTGGTAGGCGGTCCCGGTTGCGAGGCAATCGTCGCGGATCTCCCGGAACCATTCCGGATTCGACGGACGGGCGCGAAACTCGCCTTGGTTCGTCTCCCCGCCGGTGATTATCCAATCCAGCTTGTAGCGCCATTCCTGACGCGGATGGATCGGATTGAACTTGTGGTGACCTGGTCGCGAAAACGCTAGATGCTTTTTCAACGACCACGTCACTTCAGCGGACGTCACCTGGATGCGCCCAAGCATCGGCTCGATCGACACGAACGCAAACAGCGGGCCGAGTGTGGCCTTCGCGTTGATCAGCTCCCCGATGTTTCTGTCCCAGACAGTCTGGTTCTCAGCTGTGCAGCCCAAAGCAACGTTCTCGGGCAATCCCCCGGCGTCCTCTGACATTTCGACGATGTTCTGCGGCCGCTTGGTCAGGAGCAGCCAGATCAGGTTCGGAGTTTTTGCAATAACGTCCCTGAAATATGTACGCCGCCATGCATCCGGTACCGCATTGTCGAACGGATCATTGAGAGAGCCGCCGAACACGAACGGACGTTTGCCGCAGCGCTGGGCACGACGGTTCCAGGTGAAAGGCTTCTTGCGGTTGGCTTCGCTGGTGAGATCACGCTCACCATTTCCCACGCCCGCGCCACCCCATTTCACACGGTGTAGCCGGTTGTCCATCAGGTTCGCTGCATAGCACCCGTCGCACGCCGGTGAAATTCGGGTGCAGCCAACCCATTGATTGTGGGTGTGGTCAGCCCACGAGATATCTGTGATGTCCGCCATTATGCCGCCACCTCGTGCCGGATCCGCTCGCCATCAGGGCCGACCGCTTCAAGTTCATGAGGAACCCGCTTCACCTCTGCTTCGGCTTCCGAGCGAGTGTACTTTCCAGCGGTAATAGCGTCCGACGTGTAGCCGCAGTAATTGGGGCCATAGTAGGCGTTCTTGTCTCGAGCCCAGATCTGGTAAACCGGCTCATCGCCGAACAAGAGCTGCTTCAAAACCGCGGCGCGTTTGAAGTTCATGGCACGAATTGCCTTTGCCAACTCCCCTTCAAGCTTCTCGCGCCGCTTTCCGGCGTTTTGCTTGACCCGGAGATTGGTCGGCTCGTGGCAGCACAATTCAAAGCACGCGACGTTTCGAAGGCAGTGCTTGCCGCAAACAACCCACCACATATTGTTGATATTGTAGTACGCGACCCCGCGCCGGTACCTTCCATCACGCTCGACAAACCAGACAGTAGCGCCGTGCTCGATTGTGCCACCGTCCTTTGACTTGGCATTATTGGCGCAACTGCAAACCGGTCGGCCAAGGGTCTTGTCGCTATACCAGGCCTCGGCATATCGGCGCTCTATGCGCTCGATTGCTGTCATATTCTCTGTTTCAGAGGTGGAGACAGAAACCGGTGCGATCGTTTCAAGCCAAGCAGTGAAGCGGCTCATTTCAAGCTGCACACGTAACCTGTCCAGGTATTCCATACGCTGGAGTTTATCGAAGTCATACCTTCGACCGTTGCGATTGCAGATGGGCCACGTCACTGCCCAAAACTCGACCTTGATAGTGCGTCCGAAAATGTCGATTTCTGCACGCAGTGTCCCTTTCGAGGCAAGGCGCTGATTTGGGCTTAAGGTGGGGAAGTTGCGCTTGGTCGACGGGTCGGCATGGATGATCCATCCGCGATCCCGCATCTGCCTGATCAATGGCCCGAAAACTTCAGACCTGAACGAGGTGTCGCGGGGATCATCTTGCCAGATGCCATAGTGTGTGTCGTGGATCCGCACACTGATCTGGGAACGTAATTGTGTCATCAGTTAGCCCCCTCGCCAGTGAGCTCTCTGATCGCCGCGGCCAACTTCTCAGCAGGCCCTGTTTTTGCCTCGATGCAATGTCGACAGGGATCAACCTGGACAGTTTCCGCGTAACGGCAATACGCACCGGATGGATCATCGGTAGAGCGCGGAGCCTCGCTCTTGACTTCCTCCTGGTGCGCTCGCCGAAGCGTAAGCTTTCTTCCGCACTCGGAGCAGGCGAACGTCATTATCAGGTTTTCTCGGACTGAAAAGTCGGACATTGGATCATCCCTCAGTTAGCGAAAACGTTGTCGAAGTCCCGGCCAAGCGCACGGGAAAGATAGATGCGCGCCTCTGCAACACGACCGCAGCGCGCTTCGTCGCGCGCGATCTTGAGATCGTCCGAGGACATGTGTCTCATTAAACTGACGGCGGCTTTGCGACCTTCGCGCCCCCGGCTCTTGATCGCGAGGGCTTCCGCTTCGGAAAGCCAGTTTCGGTCGATCAACTCCTGCAAAAGCTGCTCAGCGGAGAAGTCGTCCAAATCCACTTCCACGTCGCTGCGCGTCGATGTTCCTACCCGCTTCCAGGACATGTGATGTCTCCCTCAAAGAAACCGCGCTACCCGGCGCTGAAGAACGCCGAGGTATTCGGTCATGTGGTTGCGTTGCTCGATCAGGAGGTCGCGGTCTGTCTCAGGCAGGCCGTGCCATTCGGCGCTTTCGATGAAGGCGCTCAGCTTCTCGAGCTTGTCGGCGAGCTCGCCACGTTCAACGAGAACACGGGTTTCGTGTGGCTTGCGGTCTGGGGCTGTCATCAGTCTGCCCTCCCCATCTGACGCCGCCGGCGGGCTTTCTCCTGCTCGCCGTTGTGCGGCATGTATTTGGAGCGGTCGACATGATGGCGGCGCTTTGCCACCTTCTTCTTGCACAAATTCAACCAAAACAATTCCGGAGCAGCCATCTGAGCCGGACCCAATGCGGAAAGGCCCATCAGCCAGGCAATGGAGCTGGAGAGAAATTTACGCATCGAAAGGCGTCCTCGCAGATCTGAGGTTGAAGTTCATCCGTTCGTTGACAGAGAGAATTGCGGACCGGTTCAGATCGATGAATGAGCAGGTCCACGCATTGAGCGGAGGTGCCGAGCCTTGGTCACGCAGACCAATCAACCAAATGAAGGCACGACGCTCCCAGCCATACAAATAAAGCCGAGGATTGACGCCGTCGTTCCATGCTTGAAACAT